ATCAAGATCGACAAGGATAGATAAGGTATAACAACCACTCTTGGTTTTCGATAAGGTTGCACTCCTTATATTATCCTTATATTTCTGTAATCGTTTATTGTACAAATCTGAACATCGGAACGATATGTTCTTTAAGTTTTTCGTAAGAGTTATCTTACGTGTGTTAAATGTATTTTTCTTTGATATGGCATCAATTGGGAAGGATGCCGATTGTTTATCCCTCTTACTCTTGAATTTTGGAAATCCTTTATGTTCTTTGAAGAACTTATCGTAGGCGGTAAGCATTTGTCTGATTGCTTGTTGCATCACCTTTGTATTTTGTTCCTTCAACCATTGATATTGGTCATCTTTCAATAATATTCCATGAAAGTACTTTGAAAGTTCATTAAGTCCAAGATTTGTTTTATCAACTTTATAAGATTCTTGTTTCCGAGCAAGCATGTGATTATATACAAACCGATAGCAACCAAGCACCTTATTGAGTGCTTGCTCCTGCGTTTTATTTGGATATAACCTTATTTTAATTGCTCGTAACATTGATTCACTTATTTAATTCAATTATATAATACTTTTTTATTACTTAATTTCCAACATTTCTAATAATTTTTCTTAGAATTTTATTTAACTGTTATCACCACGACCTTTTCCGAACATACCGGCAGCAGCACCTTTTACACCTTGTTTAATTTGATTAAACATGCCTTCATTTTCAAGCTCCTCATTGATTATATTTTGGATATAATTCTGAAGTTGAGCCTCATTCATTACTTTACGTGTTGGTTTCTTTGGTTTAATCTGTCGAGATTCTGAAATAACTTCCTGAATACATTCTGCAATCAAATTTTCAAACTGCTTCTTATTTACTGTCTTCTTCATAACGTTATAAAAAATTATTTATAATAAATAGTAACTAAAATTTGTTATTATAAAGTTTATGCATTACAGATTCAGAAATTTTTTCAACCATTCTACGCTTTCTTTCTTCTTGTAAAATTTCATCTAAATCAAACTCATTAATTTTACTTTCTACAAGCTTTCTAAGTTTACTATAACGTTTATTCTCTGAAAGTGGTGCATTTAAGAAATCATCAGCATCAATAGTGATATCACCAACTTGTAACTCATGGTTAGAATATGTTACAGGCTTACCATCAATAGTAAAACTCATCTTTGCAATAGAGGGGATTGAATAATTTCTAACAGCATAACGTTTGTTAATCTCTTCAATAGCCCGTCTAACATTTGTTATTACCGTTTTTTCATCCGTTTGTTTTTTTGCCCCACCAAATGCATCTTGCAAAAATCGGAATTCTTCACGGCTTATTCTCTTAATTGAACCATCACTAAGTATGACATAACTCTGATATTCTTTCCTAAGATTATTACTCTTCGTTAATCTTAAAGCCTCAGTACCTGTATTAGCCTGTTTTGTTATAAACTCATTACCATCAACGCTACTCCAACCCTTTCCATTATTTATCAATTTAGTTTTTCTTATTGCATCAATAATATCACGTGGGAAACTATTAGTTTCAACATAGTGGTCAATTTCATCTGCCATATCAGGGTTTTGTTCTTTAAACAAAACAATACGTTTCTTAAAATCAGAATCATTAGCAACAAAGTCATTTAAGTCATCATCAGATGCATTTTTAAATACATCATCAATGTCATTAAGTCTTTTATCATAATTCATGGTATTAAAGTTCAATTGCTGTGTAACAGTTGTGAAAACAGCAAAAGGTCTTGTAGCACCACGTTTATTATTCAACTTTTTCTTAAAATCATCAGAATCAAAGAAAGAATTTATATATTCTTTTTCCAAAGACCTTCCTCTTTGTTCAATATCGGCTACTGAAACATTGTTACCTTTAGAATCAGTATAACCACCATTTCTAAAAGTTTTATTTACTGCAGCAGCCTCAACATAGACAATCGTCACAAAAGCTCCCTTATTAATCTTTCTTTGTGGGTCAAAAAACATGCTTCTTAAATCCCTTGGATTCGTAACATCATAATTTGCTGAACGGTCTCTAATTCCAACATATGGGTCGCGCTCTTCTGCTTCCGCCAAATATCTATTGACATGTTCTTTTACCAATTTATTTAAATCCATATTTATTTTATTTTTTTATAAAACCTTATTTAATATAATTATAATATTATTTGTTTAAATTTTAAAAAACTTTTCAAATACCATGCAACCACAATCATATATTTTGTTATAACCACGTTCTTTCATAATTTGTGCCTCAGACTTAACCTTATCAAAACCTTCCCTAACAAGAACATCTTTTCGATACTTAAATCTATTCTCTCTTGTCTTGCCATGTAGAGTATAAAAATATGATGGTTTACTGTCATGCGTGTGTTTAAAACCTAAAGAAAAATACATTCCACCATCTGACCATCTTTTATCAGCATAACTAATGATTTTAGTTGGGCTATAATTCTTTATGAAATGTTTCAACATTTTACTTGCACCACCAACAATATTATAATGTAATTTATTACAAAAACTTGTTAACTCATAAGCACCATTTTCATCTTTCGAACTAAGGTTTTTTCTTAGTTTGTCAAATGTCATAACAGAAACTAAATCATCATTATAAAACAAACCAAAACTAATACTTGAATTTATGCTTCCATGTATATAATTCTTATCTAAAAATCCCTTAGATATTTTAGAATCAATTTCTTTAATCATACATTTTCTTGCGAAAACCTTATTTGGTGTTTTACCAAATATGTTCTCTAATCTTGATTTCACAATATCACTTTTATTGTCCCATTCATCCTCAAAGATATGGATTAATTTATAGCCAACATTTTTACATTTTTTTGTCTTATTCAAATGATAGGTAGTCTCTTTAATTTTTTCATCAGAATGCCAATACAATCCATCATACTCAATAGCAATCTTTTTATCATCATTTACAATATCAAGTTCAAGCGGTTGTATTATGTTTCTCACATTAAACCTAACATTCTTATTGTCACATAATTCTGTAATAAAATTACGCAAACTTATCTCTTTATCAGAAATAGATTTCTCTGCGTAACACATTGGGCATTTAATACCTTTCAAGTGTGACATTGGATTTTGCCAAAAGAAACCATGTTTAGGACAACCAATTTCTACCTTTGTACTTGAATTTTTGTAATCAACCTTTGAATAATCAAATTCATTTCCATGAACTTTAGTCGCCTCCATAATAAATTGATTTGTTGTTTTAGAGAATTTCTTTGATAGAACAATTTTACCACATTCAGGACAACCACAACCACGTAAATGAGAGTATGGCATTTGCAAAAATTCGCCATGCTCAGGACAAATGATACAAACCTTTGTATGAGCATTCTCATATTCAACCTTGGAATAGTCATATTTATCGCCATGCACAGAAATAAATTTTTCAACCATTTTTTCTGTCGTCATGCGACCTCTTTTATTCCACATTTCATTCTGTCCACATTTAGGACAACCACGGCCACTTAAATGATCACTTGGGGTTTGCCAAAAATCACCATGTTCAAGACATATAATGCATACCTTAGTTTTACCATCAACATATTTAACCTTAGAATAATCATATTTGCCATTATGAATATGTACTGAACGCTTAATAAATTCAGCATTACCAAGAGTATATTTATCATGCAATCTTTCTTTTTGACATTCAGGGCATTCACAATTTTTTAATATTGATGATGGCCAAGTTTCCCATTCCCCATGTATGGGGCAGACCAATTTTATTGGTGTATGATTATTAACATATTCTACTTTATCAAACGACACATTTATATCGTTATATTTATCCTTTAATTTTGAAATATATTCTTGTGTTGTTAACCTTTTATTATTTGCACAAGATGGACAACCACACCCCTTCAAATGATTACCCAAATGTTGATAGAACTCTCCGTGTTCGCGACAAATTATACACAACTTGGTCTTATTATTTACATAATTAACCTTCGAATAATCATATCTATCTCCGTGTACATCAATACATCGTTTTATTACATCTTCTGTTGTTATTTTTCCCATATCTATTATTTGTTTTTATATATTATACTAATAAACATGGTATAAACCAAAAGAAGTGGTGGTGTTTTCATATTTTTCCTCAAATTACCATGATTGGTAACGGCGTTCCCTTCTTAATTTCAATCATATTTTTAACCATATTTGCTTGGTTCTCCATTACTTTATAGGGGCTTAGGTTCTCTAAACGCTTATCTAAATCCTCTAATGTTTTAGTTTCTAAATTATCTGCGAAAGTTGCGAATTGTGCGTAATCTAAAGTTAGCGGGCTTCCAATGCTAGATAAATGACCACTGAATTTTCCTCGAATAAATGAAAGTGCCCTCGCAGCTTTTGCTGTTAATAGTTTTCTGACAATATTTTGGGTTGGTGCGTTAAGATATTCAAAATCCATTTTTTCCAATGGAATTTGGTCAGGTGTCATTAAAATATCCCCAAGATTATTTTTACGGCATTCATCTTCATTTCCGCTCACATCATAATACGTATACCAACAAGTACAATTATTAAGCGAATATAAATTATGACCACCTAAACCAAACGTTAGTGGGCTACCTGGGGTTGACATTAAATGTAAAAGGTGTGTACCATTAGGGCCTGCCGTAACTTTATACACTAAGTCTGAACGTAGAAATTCATTCTTAGTTTTCATATCGGCGGCCATTAGAGCAACATCATAAGCAGGTAATGCCCATATACCAACACCCATTCCGTATGCTGAACCCATTCCACCAAATGCAGTTGCTGATCCAAGACCCATTTGTCCCATCACACCACCACCAAATTGTACTCCTAAGCCACCATAATTAGCCCACATTGCAGCATCAGTGGTTGGTGGTGTTACCCACATTACTTTATTTATCTCACGCCCTGCGGGAATTGAATATACTTGCCTACCACATTCAAGTTTTACGAAGTCTTTCTTTAACTCCCAAGGACCTCTTTGTTGTAATCCGACCTCTTTACTGAAATAGTAAGAATAGTCTTTAGCAAGGTCTAAGGTTCTAACAGAAAAAGCCCAAGCGAGATCAATATTTGTTAAATTTTTACCATAAAAATTAGCCCAATTCGCCTCAACAATAAAACTGTAAGCTCTTTCCGCATAATCTTGTACTGCATTATCAAGCAAATCACATAGTTGGTCGTCAGTAAGTTCTACTTTACGCACAGGTGCACCAAGTTCACTTCTAACCTTATTAAATAATGCTTTTTTTTCTTCTGAAATCATTTTTATTATTACATGTTTTATATAAATATCAAGAATAACGTTAATATATACACCAATTATTATACTATACATTTGCTATGTACTGTTTACATTTGTATATGTAAATAACATTTTAAGCAAAAAAATGTAATAAAATGTGTGATTTTTTAATCAAATTATTTGATTTTGTAAATTTTCGTAGTATTTATTATAGAAATAAATTAAAATAACAACAATAAATTTAAAACAAATGAGAAAGATTAAAAAACTATTTAACACAATGAAGAAGAACATTAAAGAGAACACAAATCTTATGTTACCATCAGGAATGCTACCTATTAAGTTCTAATCCAAAATTAAGTATGTGCGAAACTCTCTTTAAAAAAAGAGATGATGTTAAGATGAATGTGGAACAATTGTTGTTTCCTCATTTTTTTTGTATATAATATTAGCCTTCCTCAGATATTTATTTAAAAGTTTAGATTAACAATGGACGTAATAATAGATACTAAACAATTAAATAAGTTAAAATACGCCTATAAAAGTAAGTATGTTGATGATTCTGAGTTATACAAAAGTCCGAAATTATGTAATGGAGTGAACCAAATCCTTAATAAACTTAAAATAATAGATATAATTGAACAATATGGAGAATTAACATCTGAATATTCAGATTTCTTTCAACGTGAAAAACCAATTGGACATTGTGAAGATGGCTCTCCAATTCAATTATACACACTTGATAAAACGAAAACTCAAAAACCTATCATATTAATCGTTGGTGGTGTTCATGGAGATGAAAAAACCTCAATTCATGGAATATATGAAACCGTTAAATTTCTTTTAACAAGTAACAAATGGTCACGTTTCATTACAAGTAATTTCGTCATTAAAATCATACCTTGTTTAAATGTATATGGCTTTAATAATAACAAACGAAATAATTCCAACAATAAAGATTTAAATCGTGACTTTATTAAAACAACACAAAAAGAAACTAAGGCTTTAACTGATTATATCAAACACAATAAAAATAGAATCAAGATTATACTTGATAGTCATAATGCTTATAACGAAGAATATATCTCTTGTAAACAAGAAATGAAGTATTTTGAGGAATATGAGGATGTTGCATTTAAACTGAACTTATTTCTGAATGGGAAATACGAAAGTAATGATAAAAGAAGTTTCTTGTGGGTTAGTCGTAGCAAAAATGACGGTACATTAAGTGATTTCATTAATAAAAACAAGTTTATTGGTCATACTGTAGAATCTCCACGAAGTCTCGTTAAAGAAATTCATTATCCAAACCCAATTAACTATGAGGATGGTGCTGAGGTGACAATAGACTTATTAATAAATTTAATGTATATCTATGGAAAAATGTATAACAATAAAATAATTAGTTAATCATTAGATGGTAAGGAATGAAACAATTTAATATAAATAAGGATGCAACACTTCCATATCTTGAAATCGAGCCTGTAATGAATGGTAGAAACACCTTTCGTAAATTATATGAAGCACTACAAAATGCAGACATTTCATTTTCCATGAAGAATATAGATACAGGCATATGGAAAATAGCTAATGCCCAAGCAAATATAGTTAATTCAACAGAACAAGGTTGTGAAGACAGATTTAAGATTCAATATAGATGGAAAACTCGTGACACTAAGGAAGCAGGCCGTTATCTTGCACAATTTAAAATAAAGTTTTTAAACGATATTGTAAGTGGTGATACAATTTTCCCAAAAGGAGAATTGATAGTTCCAATATATGAAGATATTATTGTTAATATCATGGACAATAGTATTAAAACAACATAAAAATAACCTCATCAAAAATTAATTGATGAGGTTTCTTTTTGTTATTAACTTAAAGTTTTTTTATACTTAAAAAATGGGTTATCCTTCATAGCTTCCGCAATTTTCTCATAGTAGTTACAAGTTTCTTCAAAATCTATTATATCCTGTTGTTCTAAATCATACCATTCATTTAACGAATGTTTGGCCATAAAATGGCGATGAAGGCTTGATTCTATAAATGAAGGAATTGAAGTATCAAATTTTTTAACCAAATGAATTTCACAAGAATTGCCCGTTTGCAATTCTTTTATTCTTTTACTTACACAACTTCGTGTCATACCAATTTTAAATAAATCTGTGGACGGGTCACAGAGTAAATATACGCTTCCTATCATAATATTAAAGAATAGTAAGCATTTGGAAATTTATCAAGATTGTGGTATATATTAAAGTAGTATCCGTATGATAATGCCGCAATAGGCGTTTTAACCACGGAAAATTAAAGTTTAATAAGTATGGCAGAAGTAAGTAAAGAACAAATTGAATCATTCTTAAATGGTTCTAACCCACAAGAACGAATCATTAAAATCGAAGGCGATTATAATGAATCTAAAATTCACGTAATTTATCGTGATGAAGATGGTAAAATGCGAATTGAACACGATGACTTTTACCCATTTGTATGGTGTAAACTCAGCGTTTGTACGAAATTATATAATGGTAATCGAGAAACCTTAAAGCAACAAATGCGCCTTTATGGGATTAAAGTAAAGGCATTGCGCACAAATAATTCAGATGGTATTACACCTGAGCGTATGGAAAATGGATTCCGTTTCATGTTCTATGCGCAAATTCCTATGTCATATACAAAATTCCTTGAGTTCTTCGAGAACGGTGGTTGTCCTGTATATGGAAGAAAAGATGATAGTAGTAATCGAGTTCAAGAATTTATTGCTGTGTCAAATACTGAACAGTATATGATTAGCACAGGTAAGCGTTTGTTTAAGGGTTATAACGATTATGATGACTTACTTCGTCTTACTTGGGACTTGGAAACTGAGGGACTTGACCCTCATGTTAATGCAATTTCTCAGATTGGTATTCGCACTAATAAAGGTTATCAAAAGATTATTACTATCGAAGGTGATACACAATCAGAAAAATTTGAGAATGAGATTAAAGCAATCGATGAATTTTTTCGGATTATACGAGAGATTAATCCTGATGTGATTACAGGTCATAATACTGAAAACTTCGACTGGAACTTTATTTCAGTTCGCCTTGAACTTGCAGGTACTTCAATGAAGGAATTTACCAAGGATTATTTCAATGGAGTTGGAATTTATAAGAAGAACAAACAGGCTGTGCTTAAGTTAGGTGGTGAAATGGAGTATTATTTCCCAACTGTATTTTGGGGTCATAATGTGACAGACTCACTTCAAGCTGTAAGACGTGCACAAGCCCTTGATTCTTCAATGAAAAAGGCCGATTTGAAATACGTGTCTGCATATAGCAAAATCAAAAAGAAAAATCGTGTTTATATTAAAGGTAAACTTATTGATGAGACTTGGTTGAATCTAAATAAAGTTTATGCCTTTAACGACGATAATGGTAATTGGTTTAAAACTGAACCAAAAACATTTGAAAAAACTTTTACTAATAGTGATGGTGTCGTAACAAATCGTTACACTTTCAATGGCTATGATTCAAAACTCATTGATAACCAAACTAATGAAGAATTTGAATTTGTAACAGGCCGTTATATTGCTGAGAGATATTTGTTGGATGACCTTTGGGAAGGAGATAGAGTAGAGCACCGTTATAACGGTAGTAACTTCCTTGTTGGTAAAATGCTCCCTATTTCATTTGAAAAAACTTGTACAACAGGTACTGCAGCATTATGGAAATATATCCTTATGGGATGGTCTTATGAAAACGGACTTGCTTTGCCTGATTTTACACCACGTAAATCTTTCACAGGTGGTCTTTCTCGCCTTCTTACAGTAGGATACGTAGACCGTGTTGTAAAACTTGACTATAACTCACTTTATCCGTCAATTATATTAAGTTATGGTATCGAGACAAATATTGATATTATGGGTGTAATGTCGGCAATGCTTGAATATGTGCTTACGCAACGTGAGTTGTATAAAGGTTTGAAGGCTGAATTTGGTGGTAAGTCAAAGAAGATGAGAAAGTTGCTTGAAACAATGACCAAGGGGACAAAAGAATATGCTGAAACCGAACAGAAGATGAATGACTTTGCCTCTGAATCTGCAAGTAATGATAAAAAACAATTACCGTTAAAAATTCTCGGTAATAGTTACTTCGGCGCATTCGGAAGTGGTGATACAAGTGGCTTTAATTGGTCTGATATTGATGCGGCAGAAGAGACTACTTGTTGTGGAAGACAATCACTTCGTTTGATGATTAGCCATTTTGTTGGGCTTGGATATAAACCAATTGTAGGAGATAGTTTCACAGGTGATACACCTCTTTTTGTTAAATACAACGATTCTAATCTTATTGACATTAAAACCATTGCTGAAATGATAGATGAAGATAGTGTAGAAGTTGATGTTCTTGGTCGTGAATATGATTATAGCAAAAAGAATTATAAAGTGTTATGTAGAAGTGGGTGGTGTGAACCAAGTTATATTTATCGCCACAAGACTTCTAAACCAATTTATACTGTCAGTGAAGGAGAAATGTCCATCGACGTAACGGAAGACCATAGTCTTTTTACTGAGGATAAGAAAGAAATTAAGCCAAGTGAAATAAAATCAAACACAAAACTAGAATATTACAAAGATAAAAGTATCTACACTGATTTTAATACATTAACCCAAAAAGAATATGACTATGTATCTAAAACTTATGGTGGTACAGTAGCTATAATGAACGCTGATAAGCTAACAAAAAAAATATGGTTTAACTTACATAAGAACGATACTTTCAAAACAAAAAAAGATTTGGCAGTATTCCAATTTATTAAAAATTCTTTATAATTTATGAATTGTTATCTAATAAAAATATAACATGATATGCCTAAGAAAAAGACAAAAGAAGAATTCATTAAGGAAGCAACAGAAAAACATGAGGGCAAGTATAACTACTCTAAGGTTGAGTATATAAATAATAAAACTAAGGTCTGTATCATTTGCAAAAAGCATGGTGAATTTTGGCAAACACCAAATAGCCATTTACAAGGTAGAAGTTGCCCTAAATGTGGAATTAAAAAGATGCGTAAAAAGAACACTTTTTCACAAGAAGATTTCATTAAAAAAGCTCGATCAAAACATGGCGATAAATACGATTATTCCAAAGTAAATTATGTGAATAATGCTACCAAGGTTTGCATCATTTGTCCTGACCATGGGGAATTTTATCAAACGCCTCATTCTCATACTCAAGGTAGATGTTGCCCTAAATGTGGCGGTAAATATGTTCCAACAACAGAAGAATGGATTGCTTCAGCTCGTGAAGTTCATGGTGACAAGTATTATTATTCTAAGGTTGAGTATGTGAATGGTAAGAAAAAAGTTTGCATTATTTGTCCTGACCATGGGAAATTTTGGCAAACACCAAATGCCCACACTAAAGGTTGTGGTTGCCCTAAATGTAGTCGTAAATATGTTCCAACAACAGAAGAATGGATTACGTTTGCTCGTAAAAAACATGGAAATAAGTACGATTATACTAAGGTTAAGTATGTTGGTGCACTTAAAAAGGTTTGTATCATTTGTCCTGACCATGGGGAGTTTTGGCAAACGCCTAATTCCCATACCATAGGTGCAGGTTGCCCTAAATGTAATTTAAGTCATTTAGAGCGTAGTGTGATGAATTATTTGGACGAAAATGGAATTAACTATGATTACCAAAAGCACTTCAAATGGTTAGGAATGCAATCGTTGGACTTTTATTTACCCGATTATAAAATGGGTATTGAATGTCAAGGTGAACAACATTTCTTTCCTGTTGATTTTGCCGGAAAAGGTGTTGAATGGTCATGTAAAAATTTTGAGTATGTTATTTCTTGTGATAAACGCAAGAAAGCCTTATGTGATGAACATGATATTAAGTTATTGTATTTTGGTGATACACCGAATTACAATACATTCCTTGGAGAAGTAGTGCATGATGATGTACAGCACATTATTGATTATTTAAAATAATGTTAAATAATATTACGCGTTTTCATATTAATATGAGAAATTGCCAATCTTTAAATAATTTTATAAGAAAAAATATTGGAAATTAGATAAACACTAAGTATTATACAAACAAAAGAATTAAACTAAGATTGTATAACAATAAAACAGAATAATATGATATGTCTAAGAAAAAGACAAGAGAGGATTTTATTAAAAAAGCGAAAGAAAAACATGGGGATAAATATAACTACGATAATGTAGAGTATGTAAATAATAAAACTAAAGTTTGTATTATATGCCATGAACATGGTGAGTTTTGGCAAAGGCCTGCTGAACACACCAAAGGTTGTGGTTGTCCAAAATGTGCTAATGACTCTACGGGTGAACGTTGTCGTTTATCAAAATCTGATTTTATTAAAAAGGCCCGTAAAGTTCATGGTGATAAATATAACTATGACAAGGTGGAGTATAATGGTGCTCATACCAAGGTATGTATTGTTTGTCCTAAACATGGGGAATTTTGGCAAAAACCAAGTGACCATACCAATGGTCATGGTTGCCCTAAATGTAAGAATGAAACCCTTGCTGAGCGTTATCGTTCATCCAAAGATGATTTCATTAAAAAAGCAAGAGAAGTTCATGGAGACAAGTATTATTATTCCAAGGTGAATTATGATAGTTGTGAAACCAAGGTGTGTGTTATTTGTCCTAAACATGGGGAATTTTGGCAAGTACCTGCTTATCACACCCAAGGTGTAGGTTGTCCTAAATGTGCAAATGAAGCTACAGGTGAACGTTTACGCTCATCAAAGGAAGAATTTATTAAAAAAGCTAATGAAAAACATGAGGGCAAATATGATTATTCCAAAGTGAAATATGTGAATAATAAAACAAAGGTCTGTATTATTTGCCCTGAGCATGGAGAATTTTGGCAAGCTCCAAGTCAACATTTACAAGGTCAAGGTTGCCCTAAATGCCGTAATGAAGCTACAGGTGAACGTTGTCGTTTGTCAAAAGAAGAATTTATTAAGAAGGCTAATGAAATTCATCATGGTAAATATAACTATGACAAGGTAGAATATAAGAACTGTTTGACAAAGGTTTGCATCATTTGCCCTAATCATGGAGAATTTGAACAAACACCAAATGAACACACTCAAGGTTGTGGCTGTCCAAAATGTAATTTAAGCCATTTGGAACGTGATGTGATGAATTACTTAGATGATGTGGGTATCACATATGAATATCAGAAACGCTTTGATTGGTTGGGGTTGCAGAGTTTGGATTTCTATTTACCTGATTACAATATTGGTATTGAATGCCAAGGTGAACAACACTTCTTCCCAATTGATTTCGCAGGAAAAGGCGTTGAGTGGGCTTGTAAGCAATTTAATAAACTAATTTCTCGTGATAAGAAAAAGAAGGCATTATGTGAGAAACATGAGGTAAAGTTATTATATTATGGTAATACACCAAACTATGATACCTTCCTTGGTGAGGTCGTACATGATGATGTTCAATACTTAATTGATTATTTAAAAAATAACAAATAATAATGTACATTTTCATGTTAACAATAGGAATTGGTAATAGTTAAATATTTTTATAAAAAAATATTGGAAATTAGACAAAAACTAAGTATTATCCAAACAAAGGAATTAAAAGCGTAGAACTTTATATCTTAATGTAAGATTGCGTAACAATAAAACAGAATAATATGATTAATGTAATTAAGAACAGAAAGGAGGACAATATTGTCTATGATATCCAATTAGACGGTACTTTAGTAAACAGTCTTGGCATGAATGTTGCACACAACACCGACGGGTTTAATTTTCAGATGCCTAAGGAAGAAGAATTTAGATATACAGATGAGAACCCTTATATTAGTAAGGGACTTGGGCGAAATTATAAAAAAGGTGAAAAATTTACAAAAGTTGAGGCTGATGTTGCAGAATTTGAAGACCTATTCATGAATGAAGCCTCGGCAATTGGTGAAAATCAGAAAATGGGTTTGTCGATAGATGAAATGGTGCCACGCTCCATAAATTTCTCTCGTAAAAATTACGCTGACCTTTTGGATGAAGACACAGGCGAAATTAAACTTGTAGGAAATACAATTAAGTCTAAGAAAATGCCAATATACATTGAAAAGTTCTTGGATAAAGGCATTCGTTTGTTGCTTGTTGATAAAGGTAAAGAATTTTTAGAGTTGTATTATGATTATATTGAAAAAATATATAACATGCAAATTCCTCTTAAAGACATTGCCTCTATTGGTAAAATTAAGACAAGCATTGAAACCTATAAGAATAATTGCAACACACTTACGGCTGCTGGTGCTAAGAAATCACGTCAAGCGTGGTATGAACTTGCAATTCAGCATAATCTTGACGTTCATATGGGTGATGCAATTTATTACATCAACACGGGCGATAAAAAGAATGATTCAGATGTTAAACGTGTAACACATTATTTCTATAAGGATAGAGATGGTAAAAAAATCGACTATGTTCTCAATGAGGATGGTACTCCAATGACTAATAAGAAAGGTGGTACAATTAGTCTTACTAAGACAATTGAAAAAGAGTATACGGCAAAATTCAAAGGTTGGAAAAAAAAGAGTAAGGACGATAAAAAACCGACAAAGTTAGAATTTGGAAGAACTCTTTACCCCAATCTTCAAGAAGAGGATGAAATCTTGTTCAATTGTGTATTGTTACCAAATAATATTATTGATGATGAAGATGATCACTTCTGTGACGATGATTTGGAGTATAATCGTGATAAGTATATTGATATGTTTAATAAAAAGGTAAAGCCTTTGCTTGTATGTTTTGATTCTTCTATTAGATATAGAGTTGATGAAAAGGGTAATACTGTAAACAATATTCTTATTACGTCACCGAAAGACAGAAAGACATTTACTGAGGTTGAGTGTAAATTGGTTAGTGGGCAGCCTTATTCTTCGACCGACCAAGATACCTATAAACAACTCATGACAATGGATGATAAAGAAATTGCATTTTGGAAACGAATGAACAAACGTCCTCTATTTGAAAAGGAGTGTGGAATGAATTGGGATGAAATTGAGCGTGACTACGATGAACGAATGTCAATTAAAACACAAGATGGAATCCATGATGAAGTAGAGGCTTTCCAAAAGTTTATTGATGGTTTATCAGTTGATGATATTATTAATTTTGAAGGTTTTCCCAAAAACATTTCAGAAATGATATATGATAAGTATGATGATGGAATTTTCTATTCATATAAATATGACGTAGAAATTGGGCGTATTACAGACATCACAAACAAGTTTTATGAGTTATCTAACGATGATGGTTTAAATGAATAAGAGTATGAAATAATATAGTATATTATTTCTTTATGGTTAAGACCATTGGGTGAACTCCAACACCCTCTATCCCATTTGCAAAAGCATTTGGGATTGCTTTTAACATTATATTATATGCACCGTTAACATCAGCATTAATCTTAATGCCATTCATTGAAACGAATAAACCTCTTTTTACACGCTTGCCCATATATTTGTCATGTTTGCAAATGGGTTCGCCATCCAAAAAGGAACACTTCGATGTGTAACTTTCCTCATTGAACAAAACCTTAATACCTTCAAGTTCACACTTGTATTTCATTAAATCAGCAAAACGCATTATGGGGAGCTGAACAAAATTCTGATTATTCACTTTGCCAATGTTGATGTCTTGTTTCATATTTTTGTTTTTACCAATAACCAATGTGGTTATGCCTTGCGAAACTAATTGATTCACCAACAATCGACTTGTCTTATGCAAGTAATCAGTTACCTTGTTATTACGCTTATTAGTTAATGTACATATACGTTTGCTTGTTCGTTTATTCCCTTTAAGTCTTGATTGATATTGAGCCTTCTTCTTGTTGTAGTATTGGTTGATGGATTTAAGTGGCCTTCCATTAACAATGAGCGGCTTTGAACCCTCATTAAATGCGACAGTTGCCAAGTTGTTTAATCCAAGGTCAATAGAAGCATACTTTCCATTATCACAATGTGTATTTTCTTTCACTTGGTAAATCACTTCAATCACATAATGATGCATCCTTGGAACAATACGCACTTCTTTCAAAGAACTGAAATCTATTAGCTTTGTTACTATGTATATAACCGTTTGTGATAAACGTAGTTTGCCCGTTTTCTTGAACTCTTTTAAACTTATTGCTTGCTTTGGAAATGTTGCTACATACCGACCATTCACCTTGTCAAGGTATTTTGGTATCTTGTTCTTTATACTTTTGTTTTTAAGCAAAGCGAAAAATGATTTGAAAACCATATCAACGTGCTTTAACGTTTGACAAAACACCTTCTTTGGGAGGTAATCATAGCACTCCTGAGTTTTTGTTAGGTCATAATTTCCATAATAATTTAGGTATGTCTTTGTGTTAAAGTAATGTTGTCTTACATTGTACAGTCCTTGGTTATAGATGTTTTTTGACTGAAAACACAAACGATCACACTCATTGTAGAATGGGTGTGTTCGTTTGATAATATGTTTTTCAGTTAAGTACATCTTTTATTAATTCTCAATAAACTCAATTATTTCTTTCTTTGTTTTTTTTCTTCGTAAACCGTACATCCTTTCGGAGAATGAATAAATTACTGAAATCAAGTCTTTCATTAAATCCTCCTTGTTGTCATCAGTATCGTTTATGGTAATTATCTTTTTCCCTTGTTGTTCTAATAATATTTTTATGAAGTTAAAACCAAACCGTGTTAATCTATCTTTGTTTTCAACAAGTAGAATATCCCAATCCGTTCTTTTAAATATCTTATTTAGTACAGTTCTGTTGTCGTTCATACCAGATGCTATTTCCTTGTATGAATCCACAAGCGTAAGATTATTCAATACAACATAATTTTCAAGTATTGCTTGTTGTTCTTTTAGTGATTCTTTTCTGTCATTTGAAGATACTCTTACATAAACAATGGTTCTATCTCCAATTTTATCATCATCCATTTTCACTTTTATATGTCCAAATTCATCCTTATAGGCATTTGGAAGTTTTCCTTCCTTAAATTTGTTCCAAAGTGTTCTATATGTTAAGGAGTGACGTTCTGCATATTCTCTTAATGTATAATCTTTCATTGTATTTAAAATTCGTTTTACAATATATAAATATCATGTTAAAACGAAAAATTACTACAAGTTACTATATTTATTTATGAAAGTTAGATAGACAAAAAAAGATCCACAAAACTGTGGATCTTTTTTTTTTAATATATGAGAATTAATATTCTCCTGCGTCAAATACGTTTCTAACGTACAAACCATCTGTTTTCTTTTCAAGAATGTTAGTTTGGTCAGCACTAATTCTAACCGATTCATTAACCTTGGTACTCAAGTTAGTTTGGAAACTATTAAACTCTTGTGTAAGATTATTAATCTTGTTAGATAGATTTGTATTTTCATTCTTATTATTTTGTACTTGTGTATTTAATGTTGAAACCTCAGGAACTAACGTACCAACCTTTGTCTTAAGTTCTGAAACATCATTTTTTAATGTCGGAACATTACCTTCTAATGTAGTGACCTTTGTCTTAAGATCTGAAACATCGGTTTTCAATGTTGGAACGTCACCTTCTAATGCAGTCACTTTTGTTTTAAGAGTTGGAATTTCACCTTCTAATGTAGTTACCTTTGTCTTAAGATTAGTAACATCAGGTTTAAGCGTTGTAAGGTCTGCCTTATTGTTAGCCACATCAGTTTTCAAACCATTGATATTATCCTTATTAGTTGAAATATCCTGTTTGATTAAAGTTAAATCAGAAGAACCTGTATTAACTTTTTCTTTCAGCTTATCAATTTCTGTCTTGTTATCTGTAATATGGTTTGCATTAGCAGTAACTCTCTCATCAATCCGTCTAAGTGCAGAATCACTTATATTAGATTGTCCACTCACGGTTGTTTGTAATGCATTAGTTACTTCTAATAACTTAGAAATAGCTTTCTGTCCACTAACAGTGCCTTCACTACCAAACACCACAGTATAGTCCTCAAAGTCATTACTTACATAAAGTCCATTAGCCTCAGCCTTAATTGCTTGTTTATTGGAGCTTGCAAGACGAACATTTGCAGTTAAACTATCAGTGTCACCTGTTGTCGTTTTATTAAGTTCAACCGTGCCTGAATTACCAACTTCCCATTTTTTAGCAACTTTTACCAAGCCATCATTAATTGTTTTAATAGCATCAGCATTAGTCTTAATATTCTTATTAATATCACTTAGAAGAGCTGAAACAGGAATTGTCACCTGACTTTCATGACCTGCAGTTTCAATAGTTAAAACCACACTATTACTATTACTATCAAATGTACCATTCTTAATTAATGAGCCACTATAAAGTTTGTATGTGTGTGTTCTACCACCTTTATCAACATATGTAAGTTCACTTGTTGCTGCGTCATAAGTCAAATTAAAGTTGTCTATTGCACTTTGATTAGATGTTACTCGTTGATCAAGTTTTTCAACTTCACGATTAACCTCTACTTTTGTTGCATAACCATCCTTAACACCTTGAACTTCTTCCTTTGTGGCATAAACATTCTTAGCATCAGCAGCATTTAACTTATCATTTAATTTAGATTGTACATCAGCAGATTTAGCATAATCTTGAAGTTTTGTCGTTACTTCCTCTTTGTCGAACACGTCAACTGCGTTAGCCTTTGCCTTAATAGAATTATCAAGTTTGTTAACCTCAGTAGAGAGTGCAATTTCGAGAGCTTTTTCTTTTGATTCTGCACGATTCTTTTCATTGACTACCGCATTTGCATTGGCCTCTTCAGCTCTTGTGGCTCTTACAATTTCAGACTGTAAGTCAGAATTAGCTTTTTCAGCGATGTTTTTAACATTTCCAACCTCAGTAGATACAGATTCAACCTTATCTTTATTTGATTTAGTTGTACTTAACAACTTTGATACCGCAGTTTGACCACTAACAGTACCTTCATCACCAAATACCACTGTGTAATCTTCAAGGTCATTACTTACAAATAAACCTTCTCCATCAGTCTTTAATCCTTGTTTTGTTCCACTTGAAACACGAACATTTGCAGATAACTCATCTTCATCACCAACAGTATTCTTTGTAAGAGTTACGGTTGAAGTTGGTTTAACAGTAAATTTCTTAGCAAGTTTTGCAATAGCTCCATTAATTGTACTAAGTGCTCCCTCAGCATTTACCACACGACCATTAATATCAGTTAAAAGTTTAGAAACAGGAATTGAAATTTCTTTTGTTTCCCCATTAGAACCCTTTAATACAAGAATAACACTATTACTACTTTCATCAAATCTTCCACTTTCAAGGAGTGAACCATTTGCCAATACAAAGCTTTGTGCTCTACCATCCTTACCTGTATACGTAAGTTTATTTGTTGCAGGGTCATAACTCAAATTAAAGTTTCCAATTGCAGCCTCATTTGCCGTTACTCTTCCTGCAAGTCCTTCGGTTACAGCATGAACATCAGACTTAGTTGCAGCAGCATCTTGAACCTTAGTTAATTCTGTTTTAGTTGCGTATGTATTAACAACATCTGCGGAATTTGCTTTAGTATCAACAACAGTCTTAACGGAGCTAATTGCGTTATCTGTATAAACCTTAGAATCTGCAAGTACTTTAGCCTCACGTTCTTTAGCACTATTAGTTTCAGCATCAGTATAAGCCTTAGCATCTGCAAGAACCTGTCCTTCACGTTCCTTTGTTTTTGCCACCTCACTATTGATAGTGTTATTAACTTTTACAACCTCTTCGTTTGTATAAGTTTTAGCATCTGCAAGAACTTGTGCTTCACGTGTCTTTGCAGCTTCTTCTTTCTGAGCAATAAGTGTTGTGTTATTTCCAACTTTTTCTAAGATAACATTTTCTTTATCTACGGCTCTCTCAACTTCCTTACTAATTGCATTAGCATTAGCCTTTTCAGCAGCAGTTGCACGAGTTTCTTCGGTCGTAATTGCCTCCTTATTAGCAAGAGAAAGTTTATGCGTATCGCCAACAGAATCTTCTAATTTCTTAACAGCATTTTCACGAACAGTTGCTTCAGCATTAACTGCATTCGTTATATGTGATTTTGAAACATAAACACCATCAGCTTTAACTTCTAAAATATTATCTAAAGATGGATTAACAAGAAGTTTTGCAGTAAGAACATTTTGCGCACCAATTTTATCTTCCAAAACTAAATGAATGGAACTCGTATCAGCAGCTGTAAGTTCATGTACTAAGTCATGTGCAGGTATTCGTACAACCTTATCTTTATCACTTATGGTAAATGTTAAAACAATATCTTCATTTGTTGAATCATATGAAGCATCCTTCAACACATCAAATGCGAGACTCGATAAATCAATTGGATAGTCATTATCACCAACCTTAATTAATAATATTGAGCGACTCTTATTGTATGTAGCACTAACATTTACTTTAAGTCCACCATTTGATACAATAATTGACTTATCAGTGCCTAATTTAACATCATTAGAAACAGTAAAGATACCCTTTTTATCATTGTTAACAGTAGTTTTAACAGTATCTGTCTCAGAACCTCTAACTTCAAGATTATTGATGAAATCAAGATTGTCTTCAATATCTTCAATATGTTCAGAATGTTCATTCAAGGTTTTTTCAACAGTACTATTCTTATACTTAATGTTTTTTGCGATACCATCTACTGTGTATTCACCATCAACTAATTTAAGAATGTTGTCTTCATCACTTGAAACATTTAAATTTGCGCTAATAACATCTTTATCATTATCAACTGATACTGTTACACCTGTCTTCTTTCCATTATCTCCCGAATAAACAGGTAATGGAACTTCTGTCTCATAAGCATCTACTTTGAACTCTCCATTAACATAACCACTTGTTTTAAATACAAGTGCATTTTGTTTTTCCTTACTTGATTCAATAGATGCCGAAGCATAAAGACCGTCAGTAGTTTTACCAAGAATATTATTATCGAAATTCTTTTTACTAAGCCCTTCACTCCCTGCAATGTTGACATCAGCAGTAATAACATTACCCCCTTCATTTTCGTCTGGGGTTAATGTAAGTTTCACTGTATCAGTGTCATCAACATCAACATACATTTCATTGCTTAACTGCACAACAAACTTAGCAATCTTGTCAATTGCATCAGCCAAGCTCTTTGCGTCACGAATAACTTCATCATGATTGTCTGGGGTGTACGATACTCTTCCGTCAACCATCTTCTCATTATAAACCAAACCGCAAGCTTCAATAATGCTTGTTATGTCATCATCCGTAAAAGCCATTGCCTCCTTAAGTTCTGTATCGGCCTTTTCACGAGCAGTTACCTCATTAGCAATAGCTTTTTCCAACTCAGCATCCTTATCCGCACGAGCCTTTGCCTCAGCTTCTATACCCTTTTGGAAATCACCCTTTTCAGAAATAATACTTTCTAACCCTTCAATTTTACTTTTCAAATCTGCGGTATCAAACAAGAAAAAAGATTTACCTTCATTTGTTTCTCCTTCAGGAAGACCAACCATGATAATGGCATTTTTCTTACCCTCAGCACCATAGAAGAAAAGAATAGGTTCATATGGGAGTAAAGTAGTAGTTTTATCAAACTCCATTTTATTCTCCACATAAGCAATTACTTCCTCACGCTTATTAAAATTTTTATCTTTAGTGCCGTGACGTAACTGTAATTTATATGTATTGCTCATTATTTATAATATTTTTCTATTTTATCTTAAAATTCTCCAAAATTGAGAGATAGCTGAACTTTAATATCATTTGTTCCATTAACACTCTTAAGTGTAAGTTCACCCGTTTCCGAATTAAAAGTCGAACCTTCTTGTTGTAATAGTCTACCTTCAAGTTCATCATCCTTTTCTTTACGACTATTTACTTCGGCCTCAATAGCATCCAATTGATGTTTATCAGCATCTGTACGAGCAGTCACCTCAGCATCAATAGCTTCTTTCAATTTTGTGTCCTCTGCCTGACGATCTTCTATTTCAGTATTGATTGAATCTGACAGTTGTTTATCAGCATCTTCACGAGCTTTTACCTCAGCAGCAAGTGCTTCTTTCAATTTTGTGTCCTCTGCCTGACGCTCTTCTCTTTCAGTATTAATAGTGTTATTTACTTCTTCACTATTTCTCGTTGCATTATTAAGTGCCTCTAAAACTTTACTGTTTTCATCTTTGCGTTCTTGGCGTTCAGCTTCAATTTCCTCTTCCAAGGTTCTATCTGCCTCTTGAAGGCTTTCCTCCATTTCATCAAGAATTGGTTGAATGCTACTCACAACATCATCATAAACCATTTCATTAACACTAATGAAGTCATTACCAATAACGCGGTACTCAACCATTTTCTTTCCATTTGGTGCTTTGTCAACAGTGACGGTATCCCCTTGTTTCATTTCATTTCTAACCCACTTGAAACCATCCCACTCATTGATGAAATAGTGACGTGTAAAGGTTATACCCTGACCATTGTTTGGTAACATTGGTTTAAAAGAAGCATTACCACAAGCAAAGTTTGTTGAAAGCCAAATAGATTTACCATTCTTTACCGACGGAAGAAGAAGGGTTGGATATTCCATATCCATTATTTCCTCAACATCAAAATAATTCTTACCATTATAATCTTTAACCAAACGTAAAGAAAGATGATAATTACTTGCAATTACATCTTGATAAACACCATCCTTGTTATAATGAAAACGCTTAATGTAAGCCTTTGTATTGTCATCATTTGTTGTTGCAGTCCAAAAAGCTGAACGCTCTTTGAAATAACCAAAATTACAACCATCATCAGCATATCCCGTAGGAGTTACACGGAAGCCAAAAGAATCAAGTCCATTATGGCTATCACATTTCTGTTCACACTTGTTGTTAGCCTCTCGTTCTCGTGTCCCAACGCATCTATCATCAGTATAATCGAAGCATACTTCATCAGTACAATCACAATTTTTCTCGCAATCGCAATCATGTTTCTTATGACATCCACAATCATCATGGCCGCATTCACAATTATCATGATTATAATCACAGCCACCACTACCACAAGAATCAGAGCAGCAACCATCTTTCCACATAGTCTTAGACTTCAATAGTTTACCCGCCCATTTACCTAAAAACTTATTCTTATCTGCCTTCTCATGGTCTTTATCACATTCGCAAGGTTCAATAGCATTAAAAAGGTCATCCCAATCTCCTTTTGTCGGGATTCTCCATCCACTCTTCTTTAATTCACAAGCAATATCTCGAACCGCTTTGTAATCATATAAGTAACCATAGTCACTAATATCTTCACAAGTAACATATCTATCACCCATAATATTACCACAAGAAGGTAGAGAACCACCTTCTGCAACATTAACGATAGATTTAACTGTTTTAAATTGTCCTGTTCTGTAAGACGGAGCAACACCTAATGGTGCATTTCTTAAACCATCTCCAAACAAAGTGTTATCAGTTGATACACTAAAATCCGTATTCTCATTTGTTGCAAAACCCTCAATATGCTGCATTGTACCATCAGCATTTGTTAATTTTAGCACACCATTGAGCTTATCAAATTCTACATTAACAACACTTGTCTTCATATCTTCAGTTTTAACAAAATCTAATACACCTTCGGCAGAGACATGACTACCATCCATTAACGTAATCACGAGATCTTTATCCTTAACGGCAATAGACTTAACATCACGACCTTCTAAGACATAAAAGTTGTTGTCAACTTCTTGACCGTTCAATGCACAATTCTTTGTGTAATCACCTGTATAATCAGATTTTAAACGATAATAAGTTATTCCATTCATTATTTTAAAAATTTTTTATTTTAATAATAAATATCTGAATTTAATCAAATATTGGTATCGTATTTATAGTTTTCAACAATTTCAGTAAAATTTAATGGACAGCTATAAAAACGGAATCTCTCAATATATCCAACGAAACTTCCACCGAACTCTTTTTCAAGTGGTAACACGTATTTTGGAGACTCTCTGTAATTAATATTTACCACATCACATAAACCTTGTGTACCACCACCAATTGAGATAGAAAATGGAACACCTTGTTGCTTATCAGATAAGTCATTTAGAGGCTTTAAATTTAAGATTGGTAATTCTTCTGACTTTAACTTCAATTTTCCATTTACGTATATATAAATCACCATTTTTGTGGTAGAAGAGTTTTTTAAATCATCACATATTTTGTTTTGAAGATTTATCGGTCGAATTGGTAAAATCTTAATACTAATTGTGTACCATTTATCGTTATTAATAATGTTCTTTTGTGAAAACAATTCTTTGATTTCGTACTTTTCTTCCTCAGATTTGCAATCCTTAACCATATATTTAAAGCCAACCGACCCATCATCTTTAATTTGAAAAGCTAAGGCGTTTCTATATAAATCTTGTAATACGTTGTATCTTTTGTTTTCTTCATCAATTAAATTATCTATGGTCTTTGTTGTATACCCATTGGGTGTGCGATTGAATAGTAAAAAATAGTTTTCATTCTTTGGTTTTTTAATATCATACATTGTAACCTTTGTACCATCTTCCCAATTTTTTGTTGTGAAACCTTCCTTAGTTCTATTGAATAATAAGAATTTATTATCTGTATCATACTGTATAATATTCGGTTGGTTAAAATCAAAACCATCAGATGTTAAAAGTGTTTCATTCCCATTTATTTCCTCTTCTTTTTCAAGATATTCATCTTCTACATATTGATTGCAATTAAGAGTACCTTTAGTAAAGTATTCTTTATCAACATAATTTGGGCATATATAATTCTCCTTTATGTCACAAGTATGTTCACAATCATTGCCATACACAGTATCTAAATAATCAGATTCATAAGGTTCATCCTCTTGAATATATCTTGAATTAACATCAGAACTTTCAGTTGTATATCCATTTTCAAAGTAATCACTGTTTCCATATTCAGCTTTTGATTTATCAAATTGTGTATCAACCTTATATCTCTCCCACCACTTATTTTCTGCTCGAGTACCAATGTATAAAAATATACCTTTATTTTCTGTATATACATCATTTAATGTGATTTTATCATTAACTAAATCAGACTTCTTTAGTTTTATTTCAATACTCCAACCATTATCTAAAGCATAGGGTAATACTTGATATTTTTTTCCAAATCCTTTAAAGAAACCTTGATAAAAACCACCTTTTAATTCAGCAACTTCTTTTCCGTCCATGTGTATGATATTGTTTGAATAATCATACAACTGATTATTGCCATTTACCTTTCTTAGATGTAAACGCAGATCACCACTTTCTGTTTCATATTTTGAATTCAAAAATAAATCTAAAAATTCCTTGTTGGTAATTCTATCTTTTTCATAAAAAATAAAACCATTATCAACCCCTGTAACTCCAATATAATCAAATAGAACTCCATCATTTATTGCATCTGTCCACACATATTCCTCTTTAGAGAATACATCATCCCACAAAACACAATTTGGGTCATTAAAATCCACGTATGCTGATAAGCATTCAGTAGATAAACCACCCAAAGACCCTCCGTAACTAACCTCTTGAGCAAGATGAAAATCCCAATAATCCTCATCTGTCAACATAAAGTCGATTAAGTTCCTATTATGATTTAAAATATTACTCATTCAAATATATTTATATTATACAAGAATAAATATCATTGAACTCAAAATGAAACGTATAATTAAAATAACAGAAAACCAACTTCTTGAAGCCGACGGAGATGCTTTTCACTACTTAGATGCAAATGATGGAGCGAAACCTTTCAATGGTCAATCAACAATCACTGCACAAGGTAAACTTAATGGTGAAGAAAATTCAGAGCCAATATTTACTGACCGTATTGGAAAGCAAAGAACCGCTCAATCTTGGGCAAGATATAGAATGTATGGTAACATTAATAAACCTGCAAGTACTGAACCAAGAGGAATCTATGAAGGAGTTGCATTAAAAACTTCCCTACAAGGTGATACCAATAAAGATGGAATTGACGACATCTTCACAGATGTTGCAAGTATGGGTCAAGGAAATGGTGTTGAAGCTTTAACTGATGGTGATGAACTTAATAATTTAACGGTTATCCCAAAAGAGGTTGAAAGAAGAATTAAGCTTTTAGTAGATTCTATACGAGAAAACAATCTAAGCCCTAAAAAGATTGCGATGGTAGTAAATAAATTAGAAAAAGAGCTTCCTGATTTAGGAAATAATACTACATTTATTAAACGGTTATTACAACAGCAAATTGACCCTAATGATATAAAATATTTTAACTAATGATACACTTATTAAGTGAAGGTGGAAATTCCACACTTATTAGAAGAAAGGTAAAAGCACCTTTGGGTAAAGAAATTAAAAAACACTTACTTCAAATTTACAATACTTTTGATGGTGATAAGGGTAGCAAGGGGTTTCAACGTTTATCTAACGTTTTAAATATGGATAAAGAAGATGGTGGCATTAATTACAATGAACTAACACAGTTAAGCCATATCATGAATAAAATCCTTCCTGACAGCGAAGAATTTAATACGTTGGGTGGACAATTGATGAAATCTTGGGTTGATATTTCATTAAAAAGTATGGAGAATAATGATAGAGCTGATAAACAAGCACGCAAGGATGCGGGTGAACAAAATGCTTTTCGTAAATCTCATACAAAAGACCGTCAAAATAAAAGGAAAAATAAACCAACAATCGGAAGATTCCAAACAAAAAACGCAACAAATGCAATAGCAAATAATGATTTCATTAAGTTAAGCGAAACCATAGAAAAAAAGACTATAATTATTTCTGAATCCCAGGCTAATTATATAAAAGAAAATAATTGAAAAACATCACGATATAAATGAGAAGTTGTCTTGAAATTGTGTCAATGGATGAAAGACACAGAGAATTAGTAAGAAATGAGTATAATCCTGATAATGAGTATAATAGACTACACCCAGACGCATTAAACATCGATAATGGTGATGACAACCGAGGTAAAGGTACGGGTTCTGCTGGACATAGTCATTGGCTACCTGACTGCACCGGACAATTAGGTGTTATTAACTATTCAAACTTTGATACGGACGTTTCATTCCATGCAGGTAACAGAGCTGATAATGATGCCCGTAATCAATCTTTAACGCGTAGTTTGTATAACAGAGTTAAGGAATATTCAGCAAACTTAATTGATACATCAATGAATGTTGCCGAAGGTCAATATAAGACTTATTGAACAATCGAATAATCACTACAATATGCCTATACACATTCGCGTGCGTAGGCATATTTATTTTAAATACAACGCCTAACAATGACACTTAAAGAAATAATGAAAGGGATGCTATTTGAACGCGTTTCTAATCGTGAAATTAATAATGCTATTAATAACCATAAATACGTGGTTATCAAGTATGATGGTACTGATGGGACTCATAATGGAAAACGTATGATTCAACCCGTTGCATTTGGATTAACAAGTACTGGTAACCCTGTTGTTCGTGCATTTGAAGATTTTGGTGATACAAAGACTTCCGTGCCAAAATGGAAATATTTTAGAGTTGATAGGATTTCAGCTTGGAGAGAAACTGATAAAAGTTTCGAAGAACCCGAAAATTTATTTAATCCTGATGGTGATAAAACGATGAGTATCGTGTATAATATCGCAAAATTTGATGGTGATGATGATTTAACTGATGCACCAACTTCATCACCTAAGAAAAAATCGGATGAGAACCCAGGTACTTTTAAAACTGAGACCGAAAGGGCAATGGAAAAATTGCGTAAGCAATTAAAAAATCCAATAACGCTATCTGACTTTAAGATTGAAGATGGATTAGGTGATATTGAAATGGATAAAGAGAAATCAGGACCAAAAACGAACCAAGATGTGAAGAAGAATAGTGATGAAGTCTATTCAGACGATTATAACTACAACGTTTTTGACAATGCGTTAGACGCATCAGGGAAAAAAGCAAAGAGAAATGGACATTACTATTTTCAGAATAGGGACAATGGTAAATTTTCTCAAGGTAGCGTTTTAGATGAACCAGAAATTGATGATGAAGATGAAATTGAAGCTTATCTCAATCGGGATAATGGGAATCGTTCACGATTAGCAAATCTACGTGAACAACTTGGAGACATAAGTAAACCAATAACGCTACAAGAACTAAAAAATCGAGTTGGAAAACGATGATTTTTTTTCTTTTATATATTTTCTTTTTTTTTCTAGTATACTGGATCTAGTACTAGTATTTATTTTATTTATTTTCTAGGATTAAAATAATAGTATTTGTAGGTACCTAGTACTAGCATTTTTTTAAGAAAAAAATCATTAGAAAAATTTGGAAATTAGTTAAGAAAGTAGTATAATTTTTTAAATTAAACAAAGTGATCAATGTTACGAGCAATTAAGGTACGATTATATCCAAATAAAACGCAAGAACAAACACTCAATAAAGTGCTTGGTTGCTATCGTTTTGTTTATAATCACATGCTTGCTCACAAACAAGAAGCCCATAACACTGATAAAACAAACCTTAAATTAAAGGAACTTTCAAAGTATTTTTATAATGAATTACGAAAGGATGAAAAATACACTTGGCTGAAGGAACAGAATACCAAGGTCATGGATCAAGCTATACGTCAGATGTTAACCGCCTACGAAAAGTTCTTCAATGAGCACAAAGGATTTCCCAAGTTTAAGAGCAAGAGGGATAAGCAATCGGCGTTATTTCCGATTGGTGCAATATCAAAGAAAAATACGTTTGATGTCCGTAAGATAACTCTTACAACAAAATTGAAGAATATTTCATTTCGTTGTTCTGATATATACCATAAACGATTACAGAGATATAAGGATAACATAAGAAGTGCCACCCTCTCGAAAACCAAGAGTGGGAATTACTTCTTGTCAATCCTTATGGATATTCCTCAAACTGAACTTGTTAAGTTCAAGAAGACTAACAAGGAAGTGGGAATTGACCTTGGTGTGAAGGATTTCGTTATAACATCTGATGGAAAGAAGTTTGAAAATAAGCACTTTTTCAAGAAAGATGAGCGGAAGTTGAATAGACTTCAGCGTCAATTATCCAAGAAGCATAAAGGTTCGAACAATTTTCATAAGCAATGTAAACGTATTGCAAAGGCCTTTGAACATATCACGAATAAGAAGGAAAATTACATACATTATGTTGTGAATGAACTACTTTCGAGTTACGATACAATTTATATGGAAGACTTGAATGTAAGTGGAATGTTGAAAAATCACCATCTTGCTAAGGCAATCAGTGAGGTTGGATTCTTCAAGTTCAATGAAATATTGAAGAACAAATCCATTGCAAATGATAAGAAGGTTGTGCTTATCGATAGGTTCTACCCAAGTTCCAAGATATGCTCATGTTGTGGTTATGTTTATAAGTACTTAACCTTAAATGAACGAAATTGGCAGTGTCCTGAATGTGGTGAGCAACATGATAGAGATCTGAATGCTGCAAAGAATATCCTTCGTGAAGGGCAAAGGATAAGTGTGGCTTAAATAGAAAAATAAAAAAGTAGGTGTCCGTAGCACCGAATTAACGCTTGTGGACTATCCAACAATGAGTTTATAGCATTGGTTGTAAATCTGATTGGGGTAGGTTGAAGCAAGAAATGAAAAGTAGCTAAATAATAGATTTATGTATATTTTCATATACGATACTAGTGGTATCCCCATTGAATTTTTATTTGAAAAAAAAAATAGAAAAATCTAACTTGAATTAGATTTTAATAAAATTTTATATACGATATGGCGAGCGATAAACTACAAAAGATATTGGCAATGTCCAAGAATATTGACAAAAAGGGTGATAAGTTAAAACAGACAACACCTCAGAAAGTATTTAAAACTCCAATGTCAATACATGAACAAACAAATAAGGCTAATCAAGCAATCGCAGACATTGATGCGATGTATACAGCACCATATGTTCCAACAAAGGAAGAGAAAGAGGCTTGGAATACTGAGCGTGGACGAGAAGAACTCACTGAGATGGCAGATAAGAACGTGTTTATGCAGAAACTAAATCAAAGTAAACTACCTGCAGCTATCTTGGAAAGTATGCGACAGAACCCTTGCAATTATGACCCATCAATTGTAAACAGTGTTATGGGTCCTGAGAACGCCCTATTCAAAAAGTTGAATGAAGCCTATGGTAAGGAAAATGAAGCACCAAAAAGTGGCGTGCAAGCAATTCATCAGATTGAAGAACAATTGAAGGAGAGAGACAAGAAGAGCAATGATGATAAACAAGTCATCGAAGAGAGTGTTGCACATCAATCATCTGATTTTTCTTTATTACAATTGGAAGAAATGATTGAACGTGTCATTGATAGAAAACTTAATTCCCTAAACGAAGCAATGTCAAGAACAACAAATCCAATTAAGAGCATGAGCCTCACTGAAAGTGGAAATTTCAGATTCTTAGATACTGAAAACAATGTTTACGAATGTCAGATGAAATACCTTGGAAAACGTAAGAAGAAGAAATAAATTCAGTATGGTCATATATTTTTTTTCAAGTTTTGTTTGTTTTTCAAACCAATTGGTAGTATAATATCGATGTAAATACAAACACACACAAATGTAAACATTTATCGATTATGGAATTAACAGAAGAAAAAAGGAATTTGAATTTTGTACTTTGGACTAAGAAGTTGAAGGACTACAATTGTTACTCGGAAAGTTTGATTAACGAACTTGGTGATAAACTAAAAAATGCTTCATTCAGCATGAATGAATCTAATGGAGGATGTTATGAGGGGGCATTAATTGAGGTTATCCTAAACAACCTTTGTACGTTGGGTTATCATATCAATGAACTTGCATTCGGGCTTAACAGCAAGGGTAAACGTAATCATCCTTTCTTGAATGTCAATACGGAAATGATTATGAGAGTATTGCTTCTTCAACATATTTCAAAGGCTGAATATTTTATTACACAGACTGAGAATTGGAAAAAGAATAAAGGATACCTTTTCGATTTTAATGGTGAATTGGAAACGCAGTTAAAAATGGGAGAACGTTCAGCATTCTTATGTATGAAACATGGTATTCAACTATCTGAGATTGAATTTGAAGCAATGACTATCGTAGATAAAGACGATAAGTGTTTTAACTCACATCAAAATCAACTTGTGGTCTTGGTTAAAACAATTAATCAGTTGGTTGCGGTTGAATTGCAGAGAAAATATGATTATAACAAAAAAGTTTTACAAGGAGAATGAAAAATAAAGAAACCGTTCTGATTAAAAAATTGGATGAGAGGGCAGTAATCCCATCATATGCACATAATGGAGACGTTGGTTTAGATTGTACTGCAATTGATGTTGAATATAATGAAGAATTTGATTACTATGTGTATCATACAGGGTTAGCCTTGGAAAATGATTATGGTAAAGCTTTCTTGCTTTTCCCACGTAGTTCAAACCGTAAAAAAGATTGTTATCTTGCAAATAGCGTCGGAATTGCAGATACTGCGATATATCGAGGTGAAATTGTCTTCACATTCAAGAATCGAACATCAATGGAAATGAGACGTAATGTGAAAATCATGATGGAAGATTTGGAAGCTATTAGAAATGGTAACACAGGTATTAAATACATTAAGCATGCTGTTTTAGATCCAATGGATTATGCACCTTATAAGGTGGGGGATAAGATTGGTCAATTAGTATTGGTAGATTTTCCTAATGTAGAATTTAAAGTTGTAGAAGAATTAAGTGAAAGTGAACGTGGCATTAATGGACACGGAAGCACAGGAAGATAATATGAATACATAGATGTTTTAATAAACCATTTGTCAAAATGATAGAAAGTATTTTAAATACAATTATTGATGGGAATTGTGTAGATGTTATGAAAAATATCCCAGATACTTCTATTGATTTAGTATTAACTTCTCCTCCATATGATAATTTGCGCAATTACAAGGGATATACATTTCCTTTTGAGGAAATATTAGAACAGCTTTATCGAGTTGTAAAAGAACATGGTGTTGTTGTTTGGATTGTTTCTGATGCGACGATTGAAGGGAGTGAAACTGGTACTAGCTTTAAGCAAGCACTTTCATTCATTCAAAAAGGATTCAATCTTCATGATACAATGATCTTCCAAAAGATTAATCCTGTCCCTCAGATTTACAGGAAGCGATATTCTAATGTTTTTGAGTATATGTTTGTATTTTCTAAGGGTTCGGTTATCACACACAATGCTATAACCATTCCTTGCTTGCATGCAGGATTAAAACTAAATGGAACAACCTATAAAAACTATTCAAAGGGAGAACAAACAAGGACCAAACTTGCAAAACCTGTAAAGAAAGAGAAGGTAAAAGGAAACATATGGGAGTACGTTGTAGGGAAAAAGGCAGTAGACCAGGAAGCTAAAGGACATCCTGCTCCCTTTCCTTTTCAGTTGGCATTTGACCATATTAAATCTTGGACAGATGAAGGAGCTATTGTTTTAGATCCTATGTGTGGAAGTGGGACTACATGTGTTGCTGCATATGAATTAAAGCGCAAGTATATAGGAATTGATATTAGTCCTGAATATTGTGAGTTAGCAAGACAAAGAATCGAGCAACATATACAAAATAATGATTGTCCGATGTTTGAATAATGGTTTTTTTAAGTGTTTACATAGGCAAAATAAACATAGATAATTAAATTTAATCGATATGGTTCGTTATGAATCGTATCGATTTTTTTTTTGATATTTTTTAATATTTATACTATTTTTAGTTAAAAAATATTTTTTATATGGACGTAAAACAAATGTCAGTACAAGAATTAGAGAGTTATTTCAATATTGTATGTAAGCTTAGAGAAACTACTCTACTTATGGCTCGTGCGAATAATAGGCTTGAATCGCCTGAACTTCGTAAAATAAATATTAAATATAATTTGCTTTATAAAGAGATTATGATTCGTTTAGATGGTCTTTATGAAGGTGAAAATGAAAAGAAAGGAGTTTTAAATGAAGAAGTGGTTCACTAAGTTTTTTAATGAAATTAAAATATTGGCACACAGTCTTGCGTCTGCTACCAAGAATGTTGAAACGCAAACTTTAAGCCAAGTAAGTGTTGATAGTGTAGAGGGTGGTATTAACGTCGTTCAAGATGTTAACCAAGGCGTACATGAATTGGCAAAGGCTTTATTGCGTGGAGAATTAACAGAAGAAGTTAAGCAGTTACGTTATCGAAACTATAAGGTAGATCGTGAAGCAAAGAAGTATAAGTATTTTTCTCCGACCCTTGCATTAAAAAAGAAAGAGGGTAAAGATAATAAATTCATTTCATTTGATAAATCTGATGGGTTAGAAGTTATTACCGTTCAATACAATTATGCAATTAGTGAAGACGTGCTTGATGCAATTAATCAGATTGAAAATGGTGGACGTGGCAAAAAAACAAAATACAAATTTGAATTTAAACGTGATTTTATACCTCGTTTCAGAATGGAAGAATTTGCAAAGAAAGTGGTTGTAAAAAGATTGGATGAAACCCATGCAATTCTTGATTTTTATTTTTCAAAATATCCTGAACGTTTCTTTAGAAGAAGTGATGATAAATCATTCCGATCAAAGGTGTTTATTCATGAGATTGAAAGCATCCGTGATAAGGGTGTTAAATCAGATATGTTAGATGTTGAAGAACTACGCTTTGTAACTAACCATGCATACAAACAAGATGACTTAATGGAGTTTGTCTTTAAAAATATAATGTTTAGAGAAGTTGCTGAATTTGATGGTGATTATATTCTTCGATTTAAAGCAAGTATTGAACATGATGGTATTGATTTAACAGCGGCATTCTATAACAAAGAAATGGCTGAAAAGTATGAGAATAAGGAAAAGAAAGAACTTGTACTTGATGTAAGTGGCGGAGCACCTATTGAAACATATGTTTGTTCAGATTGTGGGAAAGTTGTAACATTTGATACACAGAAAATGGAAGAAATGCCAATCAGTGAAGCTCGTGACATTGATGCAGAAATAAATGAAGAAGATTCTTGGAGTGTAACTGAATATATGGATATGCAGATTATTGAACAGACAATTGGAAAGAAACTTTGTAAAAGTTGTTTAAAGAAATATATTGATAACAGAGGTTTAGATTTAATACCATGAAAAGAAAATACGCTTTTTTAATGATAGGCTATGAAATGCCTGAGTTTATAAAAAAACTACAGAAATCAATACCTAATGAGGAATTATATATAGAAGATGGAAAAGATGAGTATGGATGCGAACGAGAATGTCATGTTACGTTAGTTCCATGTTTAGATAAACATTTTAATGTTGAAGACTTAAAAAGTTATCTTGATGATTTAAATAGTTATTCTATTATTTTAAGCAATATTTCCAAGTTCGATAATGATAAATTTGATGTCCTAAAGTGTGATGTTGGTTCTATGAAACTTCATGACACTAATCGTAAAATATGTGATAAATTCACAACATTTAGTGAATATGATGAATACCATCCTCATATGACGATTGCATATATGAAAAAAGGCATGGCAGATTATCTGTTAACTAAAAACTATTTATTTGTGTTTAAAAATCTTCAAATATAAACAAATTTTAAAAATACACAACATAAATACCTATTATTATAGGTAACAACGTAACATAATTTACGTTTAAGAGAAACTAATAGCTGTTTCACAAAAACAAAAGAAAGAGATAAAAGGAAAATAATTTATGATAATACAGAGTAAGTACACAAAGACATTCCATTCAATGGATATAACACGCCTGAAATATGACGTGTTATATAACTTTGCTGTACGTATTCGGAATCATAAAAATACTGTTTCACAACACGTTAATGATAACTTACTACACTACCTTGAATATGGTAAATTTCAATTCCTTAATGAAATGAGGGAACAATTCAAGGGGGTAATATCAAGCTCCTTCTATGATAGGCTTTATACACATGTGTTCACTTGTTATCAAAATAAATTTAAGGCAATTCAACGAAAACTTAAGTTTGAAGTATCTACATTCGATGGGTTTGAGTTTTATAAACGTGATTCAAAAAACCATAAGAAAGGTGAGTTGAAACGTGTTCTTCTTAAGAAGAAACAAACACCCTTATCCAATTGTCTCACTTACCTTGCAAGGTATGGGAATGAGAATATAATTGAGTATATCAAATGTAACATTGATAAATGTGATGACAAGAAACGTGAGTTCTATCATAATATATTAAGATGTTGTGAAAAATTCGGATTTGAACGGCTCTATAACCTTGCTTTATCAAAAAGAAATAAGATTGTTAAACGTTATTCTGAACACCCAATAGAATTTAAGTCTTTATCATTCGGTGGTAGAAGTAGGAAAAAATATATCGTAGGATTTAACAAGAGGTTTGGTTCAAAGATAAATTCTTTCATTAGTCTTAGCGGATTTGATAGGAAATCCTTAGATATTCCCGTTAAATATCATAAAGGGTTTCACGGTAATATGAAAGATTACAGGAAAGATAACCCTAACTATGAATATGTAATAACATTTGATGAAAAAACTCATCAGGTGAAGGTAAACCTTTGCAAGGACGGAGAAAGATACATTCCCGAACCAAATGGTAAAACCATTGGTATTGACGTAAATTGCAAACATAACCTATTCAGCTTATCCAATGAAACAACCTATGATTATGATAGGAAGTTAGTGAATGATTATTGCAAGCTATTGTGTGAAATTGACAATTTGAAATCCAAGGATAAGACTTATTTGGTAGGTAAAAGAAAACAGTGTAAGCTTGATAAGTTAAAAGAAAAGGTCATTAAGTTTGAGCAACAAACCATTGCCACAATGTGTAAGGATATAAAGGCACATGGTTTTGGCCATATTGTAATGGAAGACCTTAACAATAGTTTTGGTAAGTGTTACGTTACAGACAAGGATAATGAAAACATAAATTACAATAGAAAGGTTAAGTTTCTTGGTTTAAGTAGTTTGAAGGGTGAGGTTGAGCACATTGCAAGTAAGTATGGTATTGCTGTTTCAACGGTACATCCGAGTTATACCTCAAAGATGTGCCCCGTATGTGGTTGCATTGATGATGGTAATAGACCAACCCAAGAAGAATTTCAATGCATTGAATGTGGTCATAAGGATAATGCAGACTTGAATGCTGCAAAGAATATAAGGAACAGAGTGCTTGTAACCGTGTTGCGAGAATCGCTCTTAAAACAACTTGATAATGGTGCATACGAACCAAGACCGTTTAATCGTTCGAAGGTTAAGGATGTTCTATTATCGTTTCGAAGGAGCCTACCAAAAGTAGGTAGTGAATGTATAGAAGGTAGAGTTACTACTTTTGAATATATTTAATTTTTCGTAGACAAGTATCTTCAAGACTCGATAATGCCAATTATAAAATTAAAGCCACGTTGTTTTATGTGGAGCAGCGTAGACAAAAACGATGAAGATGTTAATTTAGAGTGGAATTGAAAAATTTAATAAATATTCTTAAATTTATGTATAATTAAATTAAACATATTAATAAATGGGAATTTTAGATCAATATAAGGCAGCATTAGAAGTAGAAAAGGAAAAAGAAAGTATGGATTTTCCTTCTGATACTAATTTAACTGAAAAGGATAAGGAGGCTTATGAGGAAACTCTTAACAAAATGCGTAAAGGGAATTTCTCTAATGAGGAAATAAAAGAGGCAATTAATAATAGTCGTAAGAATATGGTAGCTCTTAACGAAGTTCATAATGGTGGTATTAATGAGAGAGCAATGGAGAAACCAACAAAGATTAGTGATGAAGAACTTGTTTCAAAAGGGTTACTAAAAGAAAATTCTATTTCTGATATTAAAGTAATCAGAGCATATTGTCCTAATTGTGGTAAAGAACTTGTTGCTAAAGCTCCACCTATGTATAATCCATTTACCATGGAAAAGATGTGTTTACATGAATGTTGTGGCGTAAGATATAATCTTGATAAGACTTATCCACATATTGCTTTCTATGGTGAGGATGGTGAAGAAATTGTAACTTTTATGTAATAATAAAAAAAGTAAAAATGAAATGACAATAGCTATTGATATAAACGAGGTGCTTCGAGATTATCTTCGTGCCTTTAAGAAACAATATAATAAAGTCGTTAATCCTGACTTTGAAATAGAGTATGATGATATTAACGATTTTGATTTAATGAATATATTCCCATTTACAGACGAAGAAGGTTATCCAAATTTATCAGCCTTTAATTCGTTTAGATTTGAGGATTGTGCGTTTGAGATCTATTCACGTGCTGACTTGATGGAAAGAGATTTACCTGCATTTTTTAATATGTGGATAAATGGTGCACTTCGCAACTTTGATGAGGAAAAGAATCCAAATGTTATTTTGTTCTCTCCTTTTGAAATGAATTTATCTATTCCATCTACCCTTGGCTTTTTGGCTCGTGTGGGTATTCGTTGTCGTAATATTGAATTTCCAATTGATAGTACTAAAATGTGGGATAAAGCTGACATTATTATCACTGCTAATCCAAATCTTATTAGTGCAACACCTGAAGGTAAACATTCATTTAAGATTAATGCCCCTTATAACAAGGAAGTGAAAGGTACTTTTGAATTTGATAGTCTTATTGATATTATTAAGGACGAAAAAACCATTGAAAAGATTATTGAAGGTACAGGAGATGTTATAACACATTAATCGAACATAAAAATTTATTGGAGTTAAAAAGTGATGAGTAAAGTAAATGATGTGACTGCAATTGAAAGAATTAATGAAGCAATTGCTAACATTAAAGATAATAAATTTAATATATATTTCTTTGTAATTGATTCTCGTAATGTACCGAATAGTTCACTTGCATACATTTATGAGTTAGCAAAGACATTGCAAGATAAAAATTATAAAGTAACAATGCTTTATCAGTTACAGGGTGAATACACTGAAGCTGAGTTATATAAGAAAAAGAAGAAGGGTAAACAGATTGATCCAAGTAAGGTGTTTATTGGTGTAGGTGATTGGCTTGGTAAAGAGTATGCAGAAATCCCACACATGAATATTTCTCATTCACAATGGACAGTTACTCCGTCTGATATATTATTTATCCCTGAGGCGTTTTCAAGTTTGATGTTCCAAACTTATCAGCATAAAGCGCCTTGTAGACGTATTGTTCTTTTACAGAATTTTTCTTATGTAACTGATTTTATACCTTTTGGTGTCGAATGGAAGAATTATGGAATTTATGATGTTATTGCAACAACAAAACATCAAGAAACACTAATTAAGTCGGTGTTTCCTTATATGAGAAGTAAGATTCTTTCACCGGTGATTAATTCTGTTTTTAGAAAGCCAATTGAACCAAAGAAACTAACCGTAAATCTTATTACAAGCGACCAACGTATTGCTAACAAAGTTGTTAAAACTTTTTATTGGAAATACCCAATTTATAAGTTTATTTCATTCGTTGATTTAAGAAATTTATCACGTGATGAGTATGCAGAAAAGCTAAGAGAAGGTGCAATTACGGTTTGGGTTGATAATGATACACAATTTGGTTATGGTGCGCTTGAAGCTATTGCTTGTGATAATGTTTTAATTGGAAAAGTGCCTGATAGTACTCCTGAATGGATGACAAATGAAGACGGTTCACTTAATGATTGTGGGTTATGGACATATGATGTCAATGTGATTCCTGATTTATTAGCAAATGTTATTGGTGCTTGGATGCAAGATAATATCCCGTCGGAATTAACAAAGGCAATGGAAGACACAAGGGCAAAATATACTGTTGAACAATGGAATAATAATGTTGATACTGTAATTAACGATGTTATTAACGAACAAATTAAGAGCTTTGAATCTATTAAGAATTCAATACAAGGTAAAATAACAAATGAAACAAAGGAGGATAAATAATGAAGGATATTGCAGTTATTATACCTGTTCACGCGTTGAAAGATGATACTGAAAAGGATATGCTTGTTAGAGCAATCAATAATGTAAAGGAGTGTCAGAAGAAATATGATGGCAAACTGAAAACTTATATTGTAACACCTTTAAGTTTAGATAAGGATATTGTAAAGAGTGTAGATGAAGTAATTTTTAACATCGGTAGAGCAGATTTTTGTTCACAGGTTAATCTTGGTGCATTAACTGTTAAGGAGGATTATTTTTCAATTTTAGAGTTTGATGATGAATATAATGAGAAATGGTTTTCAATGGTTAAACATTATTATTATACAAATGAAGATGTAAGCCTTTTCTTACCAATTAATGTACAAATTATTTCTAAGGAAGGCTATCGTCAATTTGCTAATGAAACACCTTGGGCTATGGAGTTTTCAGAAAAGTTAGGTTATATTGACTTTAAGTGCCTTGAAAATTATTATGGTTTTAATATTACGGGTGGTGTTTTTAATCGGGATGATTTTAATCGTATTGGTGGTCTTAAATATTACATTGGTGTTGCATTCAACTATGAATTTTTATTGCGCTTAACTAACAAGAAACTTAAAGTATTTGTAGTCCCGAAGGAAGGTTATAAGCACGTTATTGATAGAGATAATAGTCTAACTGATATTTGTAGTAAACAATTTACACAAGATGAAATTGATAAACAATATATACGTGCTCGTGAAGAGTGTCTTAAAACAACACCAACGGAAAAAGAAGATAAGAAACAAGATTAATACTAAATGAGTGACGAAGTTGTTCAAATAGACACAAAGGTTCAGAAACAAGGAGGGCCAAAAAAAAGGGGGCGTAAACCAAAGAAAAAAGATTACTTTGCCGAAGAACAAGAAGAAGCATTTAGAAAATATCTTGTGTGTGAAGATAAAGCAGAAAGGGATAGAATTTTTGAAAAACAAATCTATCCCTCACTCTGTAAAATGGTTGAATGCCTTATTAGACGGTATTACTTATTTACTGTTGATGAGACTTATGAGGATACATTCTATGATACACTATCATTTCTTATAACAAAAATTAATAATTTTGATCCATCAAAGAATTGTAAAGCATATTCGTATTGTGGGACTGTTTGTAAAAATTATCTAATATTAAGAAGGACACAATCAATTAAGAAACGTGATAAACTACTTTCATATGAAATGGTTTATTCAAGTAACGAAAAAGATAATAGAGTGAATGATGAATATACAGAGAATGATTTTCATACAACGCTTATTAACAATACAAAAAAAGAGATTAAAGAGATTCTTAATAATGGTTGTATAGATAAAAGGGAACTCACCAATAATGAAATGAAATTAGGTAAAGCACTTATTGAAATTTTAGATAATTGGGAGGGTATGATAGATGATTCAAGTTCTCGTAAGTTTAATAAAGTATCAATTCTTTATTTCATTAAGGAGTACACTCTATGCACAACAACAGAGGTTAGAAATGCCATGAAAATATATAAAAATCTCTATTTATTTACAAAACAAGATTTATTAAAAGAATGAAAGTAAAGAAGAATTATAAGTTAAAACTTAACTCAATAGATAAGATAGAAGAACTGTTACAAGAATTATATAACGAATCAAATAAGATGGTTAATGAAATTCAAGAACAGATGAATAAACTATCGTTTTCTGCTGATCTCAACAATCAACCTATGGATGCAAAGGCAAAGTATTCTAAGGCTATGAATGACTTTCTCTCTAATAAAGAGAAAGCCATTGGTCGTAAATTGGATATTGCAAAATTAATGTCTGAAATACTTAAATTCAATGGTAACATGAAAGCAGTTATTCAAGAAAGTGAAATGGATTGGGATAGCTTTAAAGATACTCTATATGAGACGGATAGTAAAGACCAAACACAAAACGAATCTGAAGTATATGAATTAAAACTTGGGAAATAATAATGAGTCGAGATAAAAAGAAAAAGGTACAAGAAACCCTAAGCACAATTGATGGTGTTTTGGCTGCTCTTAATTCTTATCCATCTCTCGAAGACGCGTTGTTAGAAAGAGCGCAAAATGAATCTAATAAATTTTTAGGTAAACTATTCCCGACACAATTAGATTTCATTAAAAACATATTGGAGCATGTCGGTGGTACAGATATGATAATAGATATTTTATCTAAGTTCTTAACTGTAGCTTTGCCTGGTGTTGAAGTTTCTCTTAAAGCTGCCTTGCTCGCTAATATGCAGAATTTTGGTACTAATTGTGAGATTGACCCAATTATATATGAAAAAGCTATTAAAGAAGGTATTATTTTTGACCTTAAACAAATTGACCTTATTGATAAATTATCAGTAAGCCCACTTGATCGAAAGTTAGGAAAATACTTTTATTTTGGTATTGATGGCTGTGAATCAGCTTATGACATACTTCAATCCGCAATTGATCCAAGCAACGAACGACAAGGAAAACCAAGTCGAAAATCCGGCACAAAACAAACATCAAAAAAAAGCACTTCTTACTTAAATCGTGCAATGACTGATTCAGTTGGTCATTATTTTGGTGGACGAAAACGAGACTTCGATTGCCTTCTTTGGTATATGAAAAATAAGGCTGCATATCGTGAGGTGTGGGGAAAAAGAACAAGTGCGAAAGAAGACATTTTTAATGGTGATAGTAATATCGAAGGTTGGATAGCAAAGAACGGTGATAAATATAGCATATACTATAAAATTAATCCTGATAGGGTTACTTTTTATGGAAACAATATACCATCAAGCGATGGTAATATTGTCCCAATGGATGAGACCAAAATATATAAGTTTATTGAGGGAAAAGGCAAGATATACCAATATAAATTTGGTGACCCACCTATTAAAAAAATAAGTCGTGATATGGTGTATTATACGACTGATAATAAAAAAGATGGGGATGGAAAAGTTAAGGTTGTTATTTATCGTAATAAAGATTCGTGGGGTAAAAAACCAATAAATGTTGAATCTTATAAGTCACTTGAAAATATTTCTGCTGAAGCCCCACCAAATGCAGAGGATTATATATTACTTGATGGTAGTTTATTTCGTGTATTGGAAACTCCAAAGTTTAAAGAAAAAACAATTTATGACAAAAATGACATTGATGGTGTAACAAATAAACCAAAAGAAAAGAAAATCAAGGTAATATCCGATCTTAAGACAAAAGAATGCATTAATATAACTAATGATTTAAAAAACAATACCTGTTTATTTGTAGATTATGATGATGTTGTAGATGGCAAAAAAAAAGGTGACTTAATTAAAGAAGGTAAAGATGTTAAGTCTAGTTTAGATGAAAGTAATGTTGGACAAAAACATTGGGTCAAAAAAAAATGGAAAGATGGAGATCCATTTACTGTTGATTTAACTACTAAGAATTTCAATGATACTGTATATTATGAAAAAAAATCTAAAAGCAACACTTTTGAACGAAATATTGATAAAGTGCTAATTCCTCCTTATATTGTTAATGATGGTGTTGCAAACCCCTGTATTAATGTTAATGAGGAGATTGAAAAGAAAAACAAATACACCAAAGATTTTGGTATACTTACTTTAGATTTTTCACCAAGAACAGGAAATGTATTACAATCTGATGGTAAACCAATGCAACAACAAACACCTTATGATAATGTGTTACATGTATTCTTTGGAAACGTTAAAGAAATACCATCATCTGAACGTATGTCTTTAAATGATGCATGGAAAGAAAGTGCTGATAGTAATAGACTTGGTGCGATTATTTTGCATAAAATGGAAAAGCTTGCCAATAAACATTTAAAAATCTTTAGAAAGAAAATTAAAGAGTGGAAAAAAAGTGGAGACCCAAATGGCCCATTTTTAGAACAATTTAAAGCAAAAGAAAAAGATTTATACAACAGAGCACTTTCAGCATATAGTATTTTATCAGATGGTAGTGTGGATAATAAGAAAATTATTAAATCACCACATTTAAATTCAGATAGTGAACTTTATACTGATAATGCTAAATTGATGTCTAAACTATATGAAATAGATGATGTTATTAATTCATATGACGAAGAATTATACCAAGAAGATGTTTTAGACCATGTAAATTTTAAAGAATTTAATGAAAAGATGAATAAAGTTATCGGTAACTATGCAATCTGTGCTTATACCGAAAGGGCTTCTCAAATTATGGAAGCTAATGAGAATCTTCTATATCTTAGTGCTAAGGATTTAAAATATCCTGAAGCAAGGAAGAATTATTATTATAAGCATACCTTATTTGAATTTAATGCCGATTATATTAATTCTCTTCAATTATTTGATCCAAAGGTACTTTCCGCTCAATTAATTACGAGTTTATTTGGTGGACTTACAATATCTGCAATGATTGGAGCAACTGCCTCATGGAAGACTGAATTGATTCATGATGTCATTAAAAATATGATTGAAAAAGTCATTGCATCTGAGGATATGGTGGTGAGTGATTGCTTCTTTACATTCACAAATGACGCTTACAATGGTATGCTTCGTGCATCAGAACTTAGACAAGCAGGATTATACAGTAAGCATGGAGAACAAAATGGTAATAATAACATTGACCCCGTAAAACTTCTTGAAGGCTTAAATGAGATGGATAATGCTGCAGACCAAGCAGGGCAGACAGAAATTATTAAAGGTGCAATTACTAATGCAGCAGTAGAGGTAAGTAAGGACAAATATGTTGAGGATAATCATTTGGCAATTAATACTAATTTTGGTATTAAAATGTCATTTATGGAAACACTGATGATTAATTTATGCACACAATGTGTGATGGCAATGCTTTCTCCAAAGGTTTATTTACTCATATTAATCAACTTAGAAATATATGGGCTAAGTACTGATTTCGATATTAACTCTTTTCTTGAAAGATTTGGTAACCTTATTAGAAGTATTGTTAAAAGTGTTGTTGATAAATTCATGGAGTTCTTATATAATGAACTCATGAAAATCATTGAAGAACTTATTCAAAAATTAATAACTAAAATTAGTTTTGAACAAGTTGAAATGTATGTTCGATTATTGAAACAGATTCTAATGCATATAAGAATGTTCTTTGGTAGATTTGATCAATCAATGGGGTGGTCTCAAGATATTGTTGGTTACGCCGATATTATTAGTTCTGATTCTCAAGAACCAATAAATGAATGTTAAAATAATACATAACACACAAAAAGAATGGCTAATGAATTAGGTAAACAATTGTTAGGGGCAGGTGGTGCAGGTTTAAATATTGGAATTGATAAACTTGCAGCTTCCATGAAGACTACCATTGCTATGGCAAGACCGCCTGTTGTTGGTTTACCACCATTATTTACTACTGTTGAAGGTACATTTAGACCAGGACTTTCAGCAATTGCTTTGACTTCGAGCATTGTAACAAGACTTGGAGAAGCAGGAATTGAAACATCTACGTTACCTGATGGTTCTGAGCCACAAGTAACGAAATTTGTAAGAATTATTGTTGAAGAAATTATAAAAGAACTTCAACTAAATGTTAAAGGCATGATAGAAATTGCCCCAGGTACTTTAATGGGACAAGCAGGCCCAATTCCTGTAATTAGTACTGCCCCAATACAAGGGACTGCCATAATTTTATAAATTAATTCAAATATGGATGAGAACAAGAATGAAAATCAAAACTATAAGATGTATTCTAACTCTGAATTAGAGAAAGAATTAGAACGTCTTAAAACTGAATATGAATTTGCACAAAAAGTTGCAATTGAGAACTATCAATTAATGATGGAGTTAGCTTCATATTATGGGGAAGCAAAAGAGATACTCGATATGAGAACGGGAAAGAAAAAGGAGGGCTAATAATTGCTCTCCTTTAATATTTATTATAAATAAATATTTTTTAGAATGCAAGTAACAAAAACATACTCTTCAAAGAGTAATACCATAAGTAGAGACCAAGAATATGTTAATATGGGTCTTAATCCTGTCATGGAAATTAACTATGGTAAAATGTTGACAAGAGGTATGATTTACTTTGACCATAATAAAGTGAAGAATATGGTTGAGAATAAAATATACCCTGACATGAGTAAACTACGTCACACATTAAAAATGGTTAATTGTTCATCAATAGAATTTAAAGGAGAAACAAGGCCTTGTATGGATTCAACAATACAAGATGATAAATTACGTGTTGGCTCATTTGATTTAATCTTCTTTTTTATACCTTATGAATGGGATGAAGGAAAAGGTTTTGATTTTGTTGAAGATTTATTTCGTGGTGATCATAGTGCATTTTCTACGGATGGTTCATCTTGGAAAAAATATCGTAATTTCTTTAAGTGGGATGAAGATGGTATCTATACAACTGAACATTTATCAAGGGAGTTGGATTTATTTACTAACCCAAATGGAAATAAATCTGACATAATATTCGCATATAAACATTTTGATAAGGGTAATGAAGATTTAGAATTGGATATAACCGAAGTATTCAACAAATATATTACAGGTGAATTATGTAATTATGGCTTTGGTATTGCATTCGCACCTGCATATGAAAATGTTGTAGAACAGAAGATGTCATCTTATGTAGGTTTCTTTACTCATCATACCAATTCATATTTTGAACCATATATTGAGACTACATATGATGAAATAATTGAAGATGATAGAACTAACTTCTATTTAGATAAACAAAATAAACTGTATTTTTACGCCTCTGTGGGCGGTTCTTTTGTTAACTTAGATAAACTACCCACCTGCACAATTAATGATGTCTCATACGCCGTAAAACAAGCCACAAAGGGCGTTTATTATGTAGATATTGCCTTTAGTTCGAAAGATTATTCATCAGATACAATGTTTTATGATGAATGGAGCGATATTATTTATAATGGTAAACATTTCCCTGATGTTACATTAGACTTTGTCACTAAAGGTTCTGAAAATTATTTTTCTTTCGGTTTACCATCATCTAACAAAGTTGAAGATACAGAGTTTATCCCATCGCTTTATGGAATTAACAATAAAGAATCAATAATTAGAGGAGATATACGAAAAGTTAATGTTGAATGTCATATACCATATACTTCAAATCAGTTACGCTCTGTTGATGGAATTGAATATCGTATTTATGTAAGACATCAAGATAAGGAATTAGATGCAATTGGGTGGCAAAAAGTTGAGCGTGGTTACAATGAAAATTATTTTATTGTTGACACAAATGATTTTGTTCCGCATCGCTATCATATTGATTTAAGAGTTACACAAAATATGGAACTTACATATTATCATAATTCAATTGAATTTGATATTGTTTCTGATATAAAATATACTAAAAAATAAAAGAAAAGAGGAAGCCTTAATCGGCATCCTCTTTTTTGTACACATATTTTATCAATCCGCAGTCCCATATTCGGTCATAACCTAATTCTTTTATCATTTCTAATTCTGTCATCTCTAATGGAAGATTATATCGCTTAGTAAGTGCTTGTTTTCTAAACCCAAATCTATGAAAACGTTTGTAGTGATTTACTTTTGGATTATAGTATGTATATACAGGCTTAGTAAAACCAACGAAACTAAATCCAAGTTTTGTGTATAGATTAGAGTTTTGGTTTATAGTCCATCTTCTGTCAGCAAATGATTTGATTTCTTTGAATTGATAGTTTTTAATAAAATACTTGAATAATTTACCACCTGCGCCTACACAATTATACTTAATGTTAGAAGCAAAACGGTTTAAATTCCACATTTGGCTGTCTTCTTCAATAAAGCTCATTACAGCAACAAGTATCGTATTGTAATACAAGCCTAAATATAGTGAGGCACTTGCAAATCCTTGTATGTGATTTCTATTAAGGAAATCTTCAGCAATGTATTTATCTATTACTTTTACTGAACATTTTCTTGCAAATATTGATTCTTTATTATTGTCTATATGTAATATGTGTTTAATTTTATCAATAACAAGTTCCTTATTTAGTTCATATTCATCTTCAAATATCTGTATTAAAGATATACCTTTTTTGTTACATCCATTTAATTTATCAATGTGATAATGTCTATCTTTATGTCCAAAAAATTCTGAGTGCCATTTATTTCCATTGTATTCTATTGCAACATTTTTTGATGGGATGTATATATCTAATTCCTTACCATTAAGAATAGAACGATTTTTACCGCAATCAAGGCCATTATCCTTTAACATCTTTATAATTTCTATTTCGGCTTTTGACTGAAAAATATCGTTTCTACCATCCATTGCTAAATTCATTTTATTTGCTTGCTTTCTCAGAACTTCAAGATACCTCTTACTCTGTAATTCATTACCATATTTCATCATATACTCATATTTTGTAAGTCCATGAGACTCCAAGTGCTTGTTCGTTATACGTTCATATTTTTTGCCACAAATTTTACAAACAACATAGTTATCACAATTATCTTCCATTAATTGACGATTAAGAATTGGATTAACCAATACAAAATATTCTTTATCCTCAGGATGATCATTAATGTATTTACGTTTAGTTATACCATGTGTTTTCAATAAATGTTGTTCAAACGCTCCACTTTTATTTTCTATGTCTATTGTTTCCCAATCACAATACGGGCATTTTTTTGTTGACTTATTTTCTATTTTCGTATATTGAAGCCATTGTTCCCACCAATAATTACCTGTACGCATATAGTACATTCTTCTGTCATATAGGCTTGGTGTTTTTACGTTATATCGATTCTCAATATATGTCGTTAATACACCACCTTTATTATCAATGTCTTTAGATGAGAACATATCATTATTTGGGTCAATAACAATATATGTAAATGTGTCAGTGTTAATATATTTCTTTACTTTATAATCAGACACAATAAATGTTTCATTATTAGATTGTGCCCCTCTCTTTTTAAAATCAATACCATTTCGTTTTAATATGTCTTTAATTTTCAACTTTCCTACATGGTATTTGGTTGCAATTGCTTCTATACCAATCTTTGTGTTAACATACTCTTCACAAATGATCTTTTCATCTAATATAACTTTTGTCTTTGGCATAATATAAAATATTTTTGTTTACGATACCATTATACTAACAAATATCTTTAAATACAAATAAAAACCCATTTATTTTCAAAATAAATTGCAAAATGAATAGGTTTATTTAGTTAGAATAAGATTCTCATGTTTTCAATTTTAAGCAAAAAAATAGTCGTTACTAAATTAATAGTAACGACCATAACTATTTAATAATCAGTAAATTATCTCAATTCATTAGGATTGAAATATACAAGACCATCAACTTGAACAGCGCCGAAATACTTGTTATTTACAAGCTTCTTCGCATACCGTGTGCAGATTCCTTTTACGGGAGCAAAGTTGAAAGGATTGTACATTGTTGGGGTAAGAGCCATTGGAACATATGGGGCGTAGATATAACCCGTATCCAAAAGGCTTGTACCGTGGTGACCCATAATCAACGACCAATGTGGCGAATATGGATCGACGATTACATTGTAACGTCCTTGGAGCGAACCAATCTTTTCAATACCCATATTGTATTGGTCTGATTCAGCAGAAGCATCTGTTACATGGAAGTATTCAAGGTCATTGAATACGGCCGAAATTTCAGAAGAAACTACGATCCAGTTTGCACCACCGCGAAGTGTTGATTTTTGGATTTGTGCTGAAATCTGATTAATCTTTGTGATGAGCGTCTGATTCCAGTCTTTTTGAGTGTAAACACTCGACTGTACAGCTAATCTCTGCCATCCGTTATAGTCCCAACGTTGCTTCCAAGGGGCAGCCTTACGAAGGTCACGAAGAATTTCACGGTCAACCTCAGCGGCGATTTGTTCAGAAAGAATTGCAGTCAATTCAGCTTCGGCATCAATATTGTGGAATGCAGAAACGTCTTGTGCCAATTCAGGAGACCAAGTTGCACGAAGTTTACGTTCTTCAACAGAAACAGTTTCGCTTGTTAATTGGAACGAAACTTCACCCATTTCAGTTTCCAATTCAAGGCTATCATATTGTGCCCAAGCAATGTTGAACAAGTCTTTTAAACCATTAGGGTCGATTGCGGCGATTGCATCAGGTTTAACACCAACATAGCCATTGATAGATGCACCTGCCTTCTTCATAGGCTTAGTAAGGTCAAGTTCGATGTACATTTTACCTTGGCCGTCGCAAATATCTTCATGGTAGTCAACCAATTGTGCACCATACTTTTGAGTTACAACACGGAAAGGAATTGCTTCACCTGCTTCGAATGATGTGAAGTCATCACCACCGTCAATTGCTTTTTTATTGATAACCTTTAAGGAAGCTAAGAAGGCTTCAGTGTCCATTTCGTTACCGTCAGGACCTGTCAAACGACCTGCATTGTAAGATGCGAAGCCACCAATTTGAAGGAGCAACTTATCAAGAGATTTAGTTTGAGAGTTCAAAGGAAGGTTGGCAACATTAGTTACCTCAACATAATCACCATTAGGGGCAATTTCAACAACAGAAGCAGAACCTACCTTAATAGTGATCTTACCCTTAGAGTTGTCAAAGAGGAAGTCGTTGTAGAATAAATCGTAAAGAGACTTCTTCATATAACGGGTAACTTCAGGAAGCGTAGTATTGGCATCGTTTTGTACAGGTTGAACAACTTCATCGGGGAGTGCGTAACGTGCATAAGATTCAAATGAACGACGTGTCTTATCATTTGCGTTAAAGGTGGCATCCTTATCGAAGAAGCGGTTCTTTCTTTGATAGCCCATAAGGCCAACGTGCTTACCTGTGTCACCATCTTGAATACCATCATTAATGTTCTTGAAATCCCATTCACGTTCAGAAGTTACGGGTTTAATGAAGAACAACTTACCGATAGGAAGGTTCATTGCTTGAACCGATACGATGTCGTTTGCGAGCAACTTGCTGAACACACGGCGGATAAGTGGGAATACCACGGTTTCGAAAGAGCCTGAGTTATCAGCAGTTGTGGCCTCGTAGATGAGGTGCTTTGCTTGGTTCTCGTAGAGTGTTGAAACGGTCTCCTTGATGTGACCGTCAAGTCCGTCAAGGAGGTGTAGATTACTCCAACGGTTTTGAATATCTTCTCTGATTTTCTTCTGTGCATTAAGTTCAATAGAACCAACCGCACCACTTGTTAATAATTCGCGCATATTTTAAATATACTTTTCTTTTTTTTATTATCTTTAATATAAATAGTGTATAAATTTTAAAAATTACTTGATTGCATTCAATCTATTCATAAAACTTATAGTTTCTGATAAATCTTGAGACTGGTACATAGGAGTTTCGACGGCTCTATCACGTGATTCAGACAATTGTGAATTAATTGTTTCTGTCACGTTGCTATGAGTCTTACCGCTACGTTTGAGTTCTTCTGAGATTGTAGAATATAATTTATTACTCTCTTCTTTTGTTGTACAATCATTGAATCGGCGAAGAATTTCCTTCTTTTCATTAACAGTCGTTGCGTTCTCATTAATTAGTTTAATTACGTTAGCAAGAGACTGATTAACTACAATAGCCTCATTAACTTGATTTTGTAATTTTTTCATGAGGCTTTTTAATTGCTTGTTTTCAACGAAGATTTGGTTAGCCTTTTTCTTGATATTCTCTGAAACTGCGGTCTCTTGGTAATCTTTATATTCACCTGCTACTGAATTATGGCGACCTCCGTAAGGCTGTCCACCTTGTCCACTGCTATTGTTACGTCGTTGTTTTCCTGCCGTTCTTGCAGCTGCTTTACCAAATGCGCCGCCTTCTTGGATGGTTGTTTCACAATTTTCATTCACATCATCATTAAATGGTGACTTTTGTTTTCCACCAACCCAAGGTTTTTCAGTTCCTTTTGGTACGCCACCGTCCATTGAATATGTGGAATGTGGGTTAGCAGGCTCATGATTATCAGGTGTTGTCATTGCAGTTTTCTTTTGATAATTATCGGTGTAACCAAGATTTGATTCATCAAGATCAATTTCGATAACATCATCGTCAAAATCATCATCATCACCGTCACTGAAATCGTCTTTATCATCTTCGATTTCAAGTTCAACCTCTTCATCATCATCAAAATCATCATCGTCTTCAACATCGATGTCAATTTCTTCGTCGTCATCATTGCCAAGTTCAAGTTCAAATTCTTCATCGTTAGTTTCATCTGTAACTGTTAAAGAATCATCATCGTTCTTAACAATACGTACTGCGTCATCAGGACTCATTACTTTCAGCACTTTTACAAGTTCATCCTTGTCCATACTTCTTAAGTCATATTCTCCGTCTTCATCCTTGTACTGTTCAAGGTCATCCCATTCACTATTTTCTGCGTCATTTTCTTCTGCGCCTTCCTCTTCGGATGTATCTTCTGAACCTCCAAGCTCAACATCATCATCGACTTCTTCCTCACTGAAAGAATTTTCATCTTCTGATAGTATCTGTCTAAGATTCTTGTTAGTTTTTTCTTCAAGAATAGAATTAATAGTTGACTGTGCAACATCCTTAAGTTTTTCTTCAAGGCTGTGACTTTCACTCATCAACTTTTTAATATATTCACTTCTTACTTTTGTCATTGCAATAACTTTTGTTAATTATTTAATTATAAATATTATTTAAGTATTAAAAATTACTTTTCATTACATATAAATTGCCTATATTTTAACGTTTTAGAGTAAAATTTTTTCTAAACGATTTATTTTTTCATTTATTGGTATATCATTCTTTTGAGTTGATTCAACAAATGGCATTAATTCCTCTACTGAATTTTTAATCCAAGCATTTGGTGTGGAAGGTTCACATACAACATCCCAACAAATTATTTCATAATCATCATCAACCATTAGAACTCCACCTTCATTTTTTACAGACCCAACACCACGAGATGATACCCCTAACTGAATGCCATTAAGAATGTATGTAGCAGCTAAGTCACCACTTGTTGAGCATACACCCATTCTTCTAAACCCTTCAGAAAGTACTAATTCCAATTCGCCTAAAAGAGTTTGTCCTTTCCAATAAAGATTAAGAATGTTCATTGCAACATCATGACCTGATAAAGAAGATGAGTTACCTGACCATAAACAGAAACCACTTTTATCCATTGTATAGAAGTTATGGTTTTCTACTTCTACACAATAAACCATGCCGTTATATTTGTTTTTAGTTATTGTAAGAGATTTTTCTTGTAACCATACTGCATTGTCATGTGACTCCATGGTAGAATACATATCATGGGTGCTTTCACCATTAATTGTGTGTCTTTTTATTAATCTGTCATAATATTTATCTTCTTCGTGATACTTTCCACAATATCCAATTTTTAATTGGATTTCATTTAAGTCCATAACCATTCTTTGTGAAGTTGAAAAAGAATACTTTTTATCATCATCAAAGCCTCTTTTAGAACTGTCGCTCATGACAAACCATTCATAAAAGATTTTAAGCATTTCTTTATTCTGTTTTTTGATAGAGTAAGGTATATATTTTTCATAACAACCTCCAAATTGCTTTAAATAACTACAAAGTCTAAGATCAAATATATTAAACATCACACTTCCATTTCCTCTATCTGTAACTGTGTGGTTAATTGGAAAATCATTTAACATATTTTCTATTTCATCAGCAATTTCTTTTTCATCTTGGCATATGCGAACCGTATCAGAACCCACAGTATATCCTTCTGATAAATAAGCACCCATAAATTTCATCCACACGTTCATTGGAATTTGTAATGGAGTAGAATATTTTTCTTTTCGTTTATTTTGTTGTATGCTTGCAATTATGTCATCATCTAATTGTGGTAATTCAAAATACTCATCATTTGTACCAATCCATGTTGCAGTTTTTGGTATGTAGGAATTATTTTGGTCAGGTACTTCATGGTTGTATATTTGTTCAGCAGTAAAAAATCCTTTAAATTCTTGATTCTGTCCAAATATTGGGAATTTATGGTTTGGTGTGACTTCTAAATCAATTAAATTACTTTGAAGATGATATATTTCACCATCATAAGGTGATTCAATTTTCTTAAGTACTTTATGTGTTTCAATTACTTTTGTTGAGGTATTAAGTGTCTGTATTTCTTCATTTTCCTCAATTTCTGTGATATTTTTCCAACCATACTTTGTAAGTATTCTTGTGTTGGCAAGTTGGCATTGTGGGTGGTCTAACGCACCGATGGCACAATGTTTATTAACTCTATCCTCAATATATTTATCGACTTGTCTTCTTAATATTGCTTCAGGATAAATTCTATTATTAGCATTCTTTACGTTATATTTTTGAAATAATGCAGGGAGGATAAATTTGTCAGGTATAACAAACTTACGCCCCGCATTAACGTCTTCTTTAATCTGACTGACAGTGTCACAATGACTAATGATATGGCCGTCATTTTCTATAAGAAGGCCTGTTCCTATTTGGTCTTTCTTAACCTCATTCAATTGGTTAAGGTTTGCATAATTTTGTATCATTGTTATATAGAGTACATATTTTAATATAAATAGTATATAAAAACAAAAAAAGAGTTAGACATTTAGTTGCCTAACTCTTTGATTATTACACATAATATGTAATTTATTTTTTCTTAGAAATTATAAAGGCATTCGTTAATAACCTTTTTTACAATTCTTTCAATATCACTTTCTTCTAATCGATTTTTTAACACACCGTTTCCGTCTGCACCAAGCATAACATTGCTTAAATAGAACAGTACTTGGTTAAAGTCACGAGCGCCTAAAATACCAGGCCTTCCATTTCTTCCGTTTAAAAAACCTTTTTTCTGTGGTTCACTTGTACCATTTAATTTCATAACTTCGTTATAAATGTATTCTTTCACATCTTGTAAGTTACCAATTCTTTTTAATTCAGCACCATCATGTGAAAGCATTCTCTTTGCTAAGTTACCAAGTGTACCTTCTTTATCTGCGGTAATCTTTTTGCCCGTTCTTACATAGGATTTTGGTTCTTGTTCTTGTGGTTTCAATTTATCGATATCATTCGCACTCATGAAATCTCTAACCGTATCTTCAACAAGTCTTTTAATGTCACTCTTCTTCAATTTCATATTACTTTTTTTTTATATTATATATAAATAATTATATAATAATATATTAAAATATCTGTTATTTGCAAAAAATATTATTTGAATTTAAGAGTTTTTCTAATTTTTGATCTAATTTTAATGACAGTTGCTTAATACGATGTAAATTTTCTTTTAACGTTCTTTTTTTTGTTGGTTTTAAATATATGTCATATCTTAAAAATGAAACTTTCCCATGCCTCATGCTTTTTTCAGATATATCAACATTAAATAAAAAATCATTTTGAACGCTTTTTGATGCCTTTATTGTTTTTTCTACAAATATTTTGAACTCATGTTTTATTTTATTAACCTCTATATTATATTCTTTCTTATTTATTAATGGGGTTATTTTAGCCTTAGTACGAAGATATAAGACGGACGGTTTATCATTTTCTAAAGTGCCACCATATCTTGTTACAAATTTATTGTTTTTTTCTAAAAGTATTTCATTTTTGTTCATTAAAGTTTTCAAATTAATTCCTGTAAATATAATACTACTAAAGTGAATAAAAAACAACAAAATGTATAAATAAAAATAAAAGGTTTGCTTATATGCAAACCTTTGTTTCATTTTATTAGTGTAAATTGAGCATCTATATCAAATGATGAAATAAGTGACGATGTATCAATTGGGTTATTTCGAACCTCAGATAATACTTTTTTGGTGTCAACTCTCATTTTTTTATACTCCTCTTTCCACTTGGACATCTTTTCATCACTGATACCAAATTCTCTTCCATACTTGTTTGTGTGTTTAGGGATTGGCTTTTCTTCGACTAATTGGTCAGATTCGCTCAATGCAACGTGTTTATTAACCACTTGCATTATTTCCTCCATCATTTTTTGTTTTTCTTCTGCTGTCATAATATTAATCATCAATGGTATTCTGTATCTCAATCATTTCAGATACGTCTACCGCAATATTTTTCTTATTATATGTTTTTGAATTAATTTTTTCAAATATTTGAGATAAACGAGACTTTGTTTCCATATCTTTTTCATTTGACATCATCTCATTTAATTTCTTTAATGTTATTGTTTTACACTCATTGAAGTATTCCTCAGCATTTTCTCCATATACTTCTTTAAGTAATTTCACTTCTGCCGAATTAAGGTCTTTACCAATATTTTCAGAAATTGATACAACTTCATCAGAATAATCTTTAATTGACATGCCCTTATTTTCATTAATTGGTAATTTAGCAATTGATTCTTTAATAATATTTTTTGCTGAAATATATTCATCAATATTATCAAGTTTTTTTGGATTCATTGTAACGTATTCAATTGCCTCAAACAATTCAAGTTTATCATCGTCAATGTCAATCATTTCATCAAGATTATTTTTCTTGAATAATTTGATTAATTTTTCATTGCATTCCTTAACTTCCGACTTATTGAATATTGGTATCATTGACAATGCTTCATTAATATAATCATCCACATTATTGACTCTATAATGTGGCATAAGATTATTATAAGCTTTAAATTGTTCGTGTAGAACCTTATCCTGCTTAATTGTTTTTACAACATCACGTAAAGCCTTATGGCCATGAGGTGATTTAAGTAAGTTAGCTGTATTAGATTCAAGAACTTGATATATGATGCCAAAATTACGGCTCTCATTATAAAGAGCATCTAGTTCATCGTCTTCTGCACTCATTTCATCAAAGTACTTATTAGCCAATGCACGGTTCGTCTCAAATTCTTCTAAATTACCCTCTTCAAGATGTTTTAAAGCACGTTGCATTAATACCTTTCCACGATACTGTGGATTTTCCTTATTTTCCTCAGTGCTATCTGTTTTCTCACTATCCAATTCTTCTTGGTTTTGAAGTTCCATATCTTTATCGTCGTTCATATATGTTCAATTCTTTATAGATAAATATTTTATTTTAATAAAACTAATCATGTTTAAAATTAGTACTTTTAATCATTTAAAGTTGTTGGTTTTATGTGTGCAAGTTTATTTACCATATCATTAAGTTCTTCGTTCATAAAGAAAGCCTTATCATATATTTGACTTTGTTGTGTTGTTGCAGCAGCTTTATTGTTAGAAATCGTGTTCATATAACGTTTCATTATATTATCTTGCCGGTGTTTACTTTCTTTAATAAGTTGTTCATTATGTTTCTTTAATTCATTTATGGTATTTTTCTTTAATGACTTAGTTACCATTTCTCCAAGATTCGGCCCTTGTGGCTCGTCTCCACCCATAGGTGGTTCACCACCGCCAAGATCCATATCTTCTGCTGCTGCATCACCTAAATCCATTTCACCTTCAGAACCCATGTCCATATCATCTCCAAAATCCATGTCTCCACCCATAGGTAGGCCGCCGCCTCCACCGCCGCCTCCAAGTCCGCCGTCATCACCATCGTCTTGACCACCACCTTGTTGATAATCAGCGCCTGGCTCTCCATAAATGTTATCGACGGGGTCGTATATGTGCGTTCGTTTAATAATCTGCATTGTTTGTTGTAGTTCAGCGGCAAGAGCAGTTTCAAGACGTAATTCTTCAAGATTTTGCTGTATTTCTTTATCTGACCATTTAAATATATGCCTCCAAGCCCAAGTCATAGAAGTTAATGGCATACCACCACCTGGGTCTGTCACAGCATCTTTTGCAGTTGTTACTTTCTTTGCAAGGTTTTCCAAATCTAACATTTCTGCTTGTGATGATGGGTTTACCATTTCAAGAGTGAAATTAGTTAAATCATCGGTAAAACCAAGCATTAATAAATGGATTGTTGCAATTTTATTTAACTCCAATAAAAGTGCTTGTTGTATTCTATTTACAGTACGCATAAAACGCACATCGAGGAGAGAAAGATTTTTACCATCACCTGCTGCATCTTCAAAGTTAAGAAATGACTTTGGAACACGAAGTGCTGTAACAATCTTATTCTGTATATATTTAATGTCGTCCATGGCTGTTAGGTTCTGACCTGCTGCAAGATTCTCAATTGGGCTTGCTGCACCGTCTTCACGAACAGGGATAAAATAATCGTTTGTTTGATTCATAATATTCTTACGCATATCAATTTGTCCCGTCATAGGGTCTATAATTGGTGTGCGTTTGAAATTATTTGCAATTTCTTGAACATATGCAGGAACATCAGCTTCATCAATTGCACCCACGTTAATTTTGAACACACGTCTCTCAATTGAACGATCAAGACGATACATAAACATCATGTCTTCCATCATTGAAAGCATTCTGAAATGTCTACGTGCTTTATGTAAAAAACTTACACCGTATGGTAACATTGCCGAATCATAAAGTAAACGGAAATGGGCAATTTGCCAATTTCGATACTCTGTTGCCTGTCGTTGACCAACCCATACGAAACGTGTTTCATCACTATGGTCTTCATCGCTTTTATTGCCATGGATTGTGTAACCATTTGTATAAGGGCAATCCATTCCATTTTCATAACGTTCAATTTCATAGACAGGTAGTTCTTTCCAACCAAGTACACCCATTTGTGCATCTGTATGCAATAACCAAAAGGCATTCCCATATTTAATCATTGAACGGGTAAGCATTGGTAAAGTTGTGTTAATTGATAAACGATTGACAAATAGGTCTTGAAGAACACCTTTTACACGTTCAGACCCTGACGTAATATTTATCAACGCACCACTTTCACCAATATAATTGGCCTCTTCTGCAACAATATCCATTGCGGTACCAATCTCAGGCATACAGTCCATTAAATCCACATCGCGATACATTAATCGAACATCATTAAGGCCTGCAAGAGATTGATTGTTAATATCTTCTTGAGCACGAAACCATTGTCGTGCCATAAGTTTTTGTTGCTTTGCTTGTAAGATTTTAAATTCTTTCTCTTGTGGACTACGAGCAATGTCAACAATGTCATTTGAAGAACTTTGTTGATTTATATTGTAAGAATTGGATGGGGTATTTAAACTTTGAACACTACCCGTTGCCAACACTTTTTGTAACTTTTGATATACTGTTAATTTTTGATCTGACATCTTAGATGCTATTTTATTAAGATAAATATAGTTTTATTTATTTATTTTTTCGAATACAAAAACCACCTAACATTATACATGCGTTAATCATTTCCTTTTCTGTTTTTTGCTGTCTTGTTGAAAATGGGTTAATTTGTGTGTGCGTTGAACGTGATACAAACAAATCATCCTCCATGGTACGAGAAAATGTATCAGATGGTTTCTTGTTGTTCATAAACCAAGCACCAAGAATTGCAGTATCTTTTTTCTTTGTTTGTTCATTACGGAGTATTGAATATTCCATTACATAAACAATCATTGAAAGACAAGTAAGAAGGTCATCATGGAAACCATCCATATGGTCAGGTCTACCATTTTTAAACACCCAAGTTTCCAACTCATTAATAACTCGTTTAGAACGTATTCTAAGCCCATTATTTTTCAATAACTCAACAAATTTTGAAATCATTTGGAAACGAACATTACTTGTGTGGAAGCCTGGTAATTTACCATCTTTACTAACTTTATAATCAACGTATTTCTTCATGACGGTTGGTGTTTTAAGTCCTGGGTCATCATAATATAGATTTGGATATTTCATTCCCAATAAACTTAGAATTGTTGCGGAACCATAACCACCAATATCTTCAACAACAACTAATGCATCATTATATGTGCGTCCATATTGGTTAATAATTGCCCCGGCAATTTCACCTGTTATTTTTCCGTTATATTCCAATACTTGGTCAATATATGGAGTACCTGTTTCTTCATCAACTGCGTCAATATCCAAAATTTGTATTGCGGTTGAGTCTTCTGATGAACCTGATGAGTTATCACATCCAAGTATATAACGGTGTCCTTCAATTGGTGGTTTCCAAATCCAAGTTTCTTTAATCATTGGGTCAGAATATGGCCAATCTTCTGTAATTTCAATTGTGTTTTGGTCTCTTTGTGCTTCAATTGTATCAACAGGGACTACATTATCAGAAGAACCTAAGAACGACACATTTAACTCTTGGTCAATAAGCATTTGGTCTTGGTTAAATGTTGCACACATTGTTTGATACCAAGGAGAATCAGGTTTCCACCCATCTCGTTCTCTTGCCCTCCATTTTTCTTCATCATACTCAACTTCACCATTACTACCAATAGTTGGTTCTTTAATTACTTCCAACTCACCTGTTTCTTCATTTTTTTTGTGCCATTCAAGATAACGGTTATAACGAGGGTCTTGAAACCATTTGAATTCAATAGGAGTATAATTGTTCTCACCCTTCAAAGCTTTATCATAAGTTTTATAATAAAGTTGGTCTTTACCCTTAGGGGTGGAAATCATAATGATACGTGCTTTAGTACCTAATGTGGCTGTACATGCAACTGCTTGTGAATACACTTCAGGTCCATTTTCAATCATTGCGGCCTCGTCGAAGATAAGAATACTTACAGCAGAAATACCACGGGCTGCGTGTTTACCGCTTGAACGTGCATAAATTTTACAACCATTGAAGAGTTCCAATTTTTGTTTGTTACGAGCCACATAAATTGAAGTTGTATTTTTTTCATTTTTAGGGTCTGGGTGATAAAAATCACTACCCCACATCCATCTTGGTACTTGGTCAAGAAAAGCACCCATTTTTTCAATTAATTGTTGTGATGTATCAAGTTTATTACCAATACATAATATAGTTTCAGGTGCTTTCTTATCAGCAAATACACATTTATATGTTGCCCATCCTGCGGATACGGTTGTTATACCTGCCTGACGGTGTTTAATTGCAATAGTGTTTGGGTTATCTTTTAAACTTTGTAAAAAGGCTAATTGTCTTGGAAATAATAAGAATGGTGTTTCTTTAACAACATCTGCATTAAATGTTGATAAATAATGTTCTATAAAATATCGCCCTGTTTTATCTTGAAAACATTTACGATATTCTTCTCTCATATTAATCATAACTACATTTAGTTTTGTGTATTAAATAAATATAAATAAAAACGACTTAGAACTATATTTCAAGCATCTAAGTCGTTATATAATTTAACTATTAAAATTTTTAGTCATCTTCTTCATCTAATGTTGTTGATGCACATAAATCATCATTAATTAAGTCATCTGATGTAAACTCATCATCATTTAATTGATATGTGTCATCATTTTGCTTAGTTTGTATGTAATCAATGAACTCGTCCTGTTCTTTTTCATAGTAAATCTTTTCAGACAATTTTTCGATAAGTTTTTTGCCTGTATTTGTGCCTGCTAATATTTCTTGCATTATTGGGTTAAATTTAGATGGTTTAAACATAGAAATTTCCATCATAATAAAATTTAAACCAACATCAAGTGGATTTTCATTAACCTCTTCAAAAACATTTTTTATCCTTTCCCATAATGGAATGCCTAATCGTTGATCCCAAATTTCTGCTAATTTAAAATCAGCCTTTGATGTTATATATTCAGCTTTTGCTCGTTCATTTGGTAAACCATGTGCGATTGATAGCTCCAATAAACCTCTAATACTTTCTTCTAATAATATTGGGAATATAACGCCTTGTGACTGTATTTTTACTGGGGTGGTTTCACTTCCTAAATATACATCTACACATCCACCACTGTCAATTTTTTTACTAAGTTTTTGCTTAGTGTGGAATAATAGCAAATTATTGATGCGCATAATTTTTTTATATAAGAATGACAATCTATAATCTATTTTATTTAAACTTTTTTCATAAGAATTTACATTCTCTGTATAATACATTGCTGCTCCAATAATTATTGCATTAAGTAAGCGACGTTTATATATTTCATTTGTCAGATTATTCATATCTGAAATGTTTTCAAATGAATAATCTGTTGTTTCAGGAACTAAACGTTCTTTTTTTGCGTCGATTTTGTCAACGAGCTTCATTTCAATTTTTATGGTATCAGAAGGTATTTGGAATAAATCGTTTACTAAATCAAAACATAATTTTTCCAACGCATCTTGATTATCTTTCTCGATTTTTTTACATTCTGTAATTGTGCGTGATAAATCGTCACTTAATTCTTTTACATCAATGGAATCAAAATGTTTTAAAAGGTCTTCATAATAATCATTCACTAAAAACACAAGAAACTTTTCATCTAACTCAGGTGGTAAAGCAGGGTTATCCCCCAAGGAAGTCTTGTTGGCTTTAATAATATCTAATATGTTTTTAGGTAATTTCATTTATTAACGAAGGTTTTTTATAAACTTATTAAAAGGTAATACTTCTGAATTTTCTTTCAAATAACGGCGACGATTTTCCTGTAATTCTTTCTTAGTAATCAATCGATGTTCTGCGACAACGGTTTGTGTTGCTGAATTACTTCCACTTGCCAATGCAGTGCCACCAAATTCAACTTTTACTTTCTTAGGGTCTACTCCACTATTAGAAATTGCTTGTGATGTTTTATTCAAATCAGCCTTACCGCTTGAATCAGTTTCACCTTGTATCGTAACACCTTCTGATAGCATTTCATTATATTGTGCTTCTGTTATTTTATATTTTTTTCCCATTGTAATTTAATTTTATTATTAATAAATAGTGATAATAAAATAAAAAAACCACTTTATATAAAGTGGTTTTAATTTTACTATCTCATTGATGGTGCTGTAAATGGTTTCTTTTTGAAGCCAACATTTTTCAGTGGACGGTCAGCAATTTTAGAATTGGTTTTATCGTTTACTGTTGTTAATTCTTGAAATAATTCATTGATTAATTTACGTCTATTAAAACCTTCCATCATTGGATTTTCTTCACCCATATCATCTTGCATATCCATCGATTGGTCTTCCATTGGTGTCATATCATCTCCACTATCGTTGTCAGAACCATTTCCATTTACCTTATCTATAATGTCTTTTTTATCACTGTCTGTTAAACCATCGGTCGTTTGTTTAAGTATCATACCTGCAACATATTTACTAAGCTCTTCGTCAGGTTTAGGTAAATCATTGTTGTATTTTCTAAGAGACTGACTTAATTTACCCGTTAATTGTTGGATAAATTTCTTTGGATCAGTATTTTCATCAGCATCAACACCTGCATCAAAGTTTGTATCAAATGCTGAATCATCATTGCCCATATCCATTCCATCAGAATCTCCACCAATCATTTGGTCATCCATTGGCGGCATACCTCCATTTGGACCACCATCCATCATTGGGTCACCCATTGGTGAGGTCATATCCATTTGAGGGAATTGCTGCTGCGAACCAACCTTTAAAACTTTTCGTTCGCTTAAACGGCTTTTAGTTAAAAACCCAAAGATTCCATTATTGAATTAGTGATTGTTTGTACTGCTTTTTCAAAAGGTGCTGATGAACCAATCTTTTTTCCAAATGGTTCTTCACCTTGTGCAGATTCATCATCCCATTCATGTGCACCATTAATAGCAACCTCTTTATTTGGTGGTGTTGTCATTGGAACTTTTCGATATGCAGGGTGTTTACCAAAGTCATGAAATTCACTTTCATGGAGGTCAACATCATCTTTAAAGAAATCATCATTAACGTAATCATCATTAACGTAATCATCATCTCCATCAAGTTCAAGCTCAACTACGTCTTCAGCTTCAGGGAAAGGAACATCATAATCATCATCAAAGAAATCATCTTCTTCGTTTTGATCATCTTCATCATCTAACCCATCAAACCCGGCAATATCTTCATCATTGAAATCATTTTCGGCAATAACCCCATTATCAGCCTCTGCGTCTGAACCTTGACCTTCCTTAAATGGATCACCATCGTGTGCTACTGTACCTGTACCTGCGTTATTATATAAGGTTGAATCAGAATTAAACACAGGGCCTTCAGCTTCATGGATTGAATTACCATCTGTTTCGTCATCAAACGGAGCACTTGAACCAATTTCAGTCCCGTGACTCTTATCCATGTAATCATCATGATCTCTTGACCAAGCAAGTACTTGTTCCTCGGTAAGTTTAATTGTTCTCTTACTTTCATCTGCACGAGTTACTTTACCACCTTTTGGGTGTTCATTTGTTACAGCACCATTTGGGGCATATTTAGCGCCGTCATTATATGCATTTCCGTTATCACCTTGTGACTTAGGTGCTTTATCAGATGTTAACGTTGCATTTGTTGCTGTACTATATGGTGAGCCACTTGGTTTTTCATAATTGCTCTCAGTCTTGGTAAATTCCTTCTCACCATTTGCTACCGCGGTATCAGTAAACGGTGAATTAACCTTTTCTTGTGAAGGATTTTTTGATGGGGCTTCAGGAAGGGTATGTTCAGATGGAACAGAAGAACCTTCTGTAAGAATGTGCGCAACATTTCTTGAAATTTGATTCATTCTATTAATAGCTGCACGCATTTCCTTAGTCTCGTTAACTTGCCAATCAGAATCAGTGGCTTTTTTTGAAGCCTCAACGATAACTTTCTCCTCTTTATTATGTGCTTCATTAATTTGCATGATTTTAAGGTCAAGATTCTTTGAAGCTGCAGAGTAAGATTTATATTCGTTCTGTTTCTTATTCATTTCACCACCAATGTAGTCAAAGTCTTCATTTACTATTTGTGTATCTTTCTTTGGGGCAACTTTAATGTAGAATTTAGTTCCTTCATTGACAATACCATAAGTTAGCCCGTCGGCAGCCTTTACACTATATTCAACACGAGATGCTGTATTCTTTGAAGTGCTTTCATTCATACCATACTTCATAAGTTCAAGCATTCTACTTGTTTCTTGTTGAAAATTATTATAATTCATATTTTTAATATATTAAAAAAAATTATTCTTAATAATAAATATTATGTTATCTTAAAAAAAAAGATTATTTATTCAGTTGTTACTGCTTATTTACTTACGTTTATCAACAATTGAATTAACTTTATCATAACTTTCATTATATATGTCCCATATTTTATCAATATATCCTGCTCTACGCATGATTTTATAGATAATATTTCCGCTTGACATTTCTTTTTTAGCTGACTCTAAACCTTCGCCGCGCATATTTTTAAGTTTTTCAAAAATCTTATAGACTTTATCACCATACTTTTCACACTTGTGCAAGTCTTTTTCTTTTTTAAGTTCCTTTTCAATATTGTCAATTTGAGTCATAAATTTAGCAGCTCTTTTCTTAACGAAATCTTGACTAATAACTGCATCTTGAAAATCATCGGGGTCTACAATCCATTTATTTTTATAGAGTGAATAACGACCTGATGATGGATTGTCTTCATTGGAATCCTCAACAGATATTTCAATAGGAAAACCAAAAATTTTTAAGTCTTCATGATTACTAAGCCAATTTTCTTTCTTAGACTTAAAATAATCATCTACAAAATCAGTATTCTTTGGATAAACTTTTTTGAAATCAATTAATATGTGTATATCAACATCTGAATAACGTGACCAATTGTAATTAGCGATTGAACCCGTTAAGATTATATCTTTTGGCTTGACCCAATCTATTGAAAGTTCCTCTATAAAATCATCTGCAATGTCCATCAACCTTAATCGGACACGAGAGTTTAGTTTTCCTTTAGGCCAAAATTTTGGGTGTAATTCTTCTTTTATCTTAAATGAAGATAAATTAATATTTTTTGAACTTACTTCATTAATATCTATCATAGTAATATTACAATATATGTTATTGTTATTAAATTGAAAGTAAATATTATGATGTATGACAATAATGAACTAAAAATCAGATAGTAATGTTGATGCAATAAAAAAAAGAAAGTGGCTTAGTTCTAAAATGGACGGTTCACATAACATCTTAAACTCAATTCCATTAGATAGCCACTTTCTTAAAAATATAATCGAATATAAATATATTAATAATTTCATAAATTTAACATGATGGAAAAATTAACATTGAAAAGTACTATAAAAAGTTCAAAATATGGGGATAAGTCAATCGAAGAACTTATTAAAATTAAGGGTGCAATCTTTTCGATGATAAAAGATGGATACGATTTTGATGATGAAGTTCTCGAAGCTGCCCATATTCGTAAACAAAATTCAAATGAAAAAGTTTATTGTCGAGTTGGTGGTAGTACTCCTACTAAAACAAAAAAACTACCAAAGGATACTCAATCAATTAAACAAATTATCTATGAGCTTAATATGATTGAAAATAAATTTAAGTGTGACAACTCGTCTGATGATAAAGATGATGCTTGGTCAAATGAATTAAATAACGTAAATATTGATGATAATGATAACTAAACATAAAAAAATCATTGCGTTTGCTGGACGAAAACGTTCAGGTAAAGGGATGCTTGCTCAAGGGATAAAAAATAATTTTAAAAATATTGTGATTTTGAGTTTTGCAGATAACCTTAAATTACTTTGTGCTGAATTACTTAATACATCTTCTGATAAATTGAATAAAATGAAGGATAATGGTACAACTTTTAGTGAAAAGGTTGATGACCGTTTGGTAAGCATTATTAGTGAAACAACAGGTATTAATGATGAGATTATTCGTGATGAACTTGGAGGATACACTTTTAAAACTGTACGTGAGATGCTTCAAGTGCTTGGCACTAATCTTATTAGAAGACATGCAATTAATTGGCATGTTAATAAAATGATTGAACGTATTAATGAGATCGGTGAAGATAAAATTATTGTTATTGATGATGTTAGATTCAATAATGAGAAAGACGCATTAGAAAAGATAGGTGCAGATGTATTTATTGTAATTAGACCAAATTGTTTTGATGTGTCTAACCATCCATCTGAAACAGAATTGAGTTATGATAAATTCGCTTATGATAAAGTTATCATCAATGATCTACCAAAGGATGAAATGATAAAGTTGTTTAATACTTATTATTTTGTAAATAATGAAAATAAACGGTCTAAATCAATTCTTCTTTCAGAAAATCCTTGGTATGTGCAAGAGGCTATGAATACAGAAAATTATGATGCTGAACATTTTTTAATTTCAACTGTGGTTCTTGAACAAAACCTTTACCGACCGCAATTTCAGAATTATGGTATTATTACATTTAGCAGTAATGATAATAAACTGTTATCAATGTTTAGGCGTATTATTTTAAATAACAAATGTGGTTCTGATAATAGAAAAGAATATTCCATTTATAATCCATTGACGAATGAGATTTTAAAAAAATGTATGTGAAACTAAAGGCCACCAATATTTATTGGTGGTTTTTATAATTTTTAAATGTTATGAAGAAAAAGAAAAAGAAGAATAGCATTGAAGATGATGTTATTAAAGCACTTAAGCGTGCGGAAAGAGAATTACAACTTGAAAGGAATGGTTATGCTCACCCTTGGGTTGCAACTACGATTGTCCATAAATGTAAGAAACATTATAACAGAAAAAGAGAGCGAAAGAACTTTGATTATAGTTCTGACGTTCTCTTTTATTTTAGTTAAACCATTTCGAGGATATTCTCGATATGGTATTTTTTTTTAATATGTAAACTCATCCATTATATCTTGCATGTTACGGATTAAATCTCTAAGATAGTAATCGTTATTAAGAAGTGGATACTTTTTTCTTGCTTTTTTCGCAAACATTTCTAACATATTTTGAAAGTCACCACTCAAATCTTCAACGGCTTTTTCTAATATAGTGTCAGCGTTGTGTTTGTCTAAATATTCTTCTGCTCCTGCTTCATAATCTCTATTAGGGTCTGATGGATCTGATGGGTATGGATCAATATCAGTGTTTTGTATTTGCAGATGTTCAAATCTATCTTGGTTCTTTTTATTCGCCCATTGATAGTTATTTCTTGTGTAATTTAAATCGTTTTTATTATTGGATGTATATTTACCTGCATCACTATGTTTGTCGCCGGTAAAATTTGGAAAATATCTTCCTGTTTCTTTATCGTATCTTAAGGCCTCATTAATAGATTCTTTAATTACACGAATCAAATCATTTTTCTTTATAGTTTTTGCCATTATTAATTTATTATATTTTATAATAAATATTATTTACAAATAAAAAAAAGGAGTACGTTAAACGCACTCCTTGTAATATTTTATAATTTATGATATACTTTCATGATTCTTGCTACGTATGCCCTTGGTATTCTTTTTGAGAATGGGCCTGCATTCCATATACATAGTGCTCTTACTATGTCGAAAGAAGGGTTATACTTACTTTGAATTAGATAGAACATCTCAATTGATTTTTCCTTGCTGTATCTATCATTCAGTGTATAACGTTTGTCTTGTTTTAGTGCTTTGAGAATAACATTACATTCTCTTACAAGTACAGGTCGGATTTGTAGGTATCCAACACAATCTGATGAAACGGCTTTCTCGTTTAGTTTACTTTCTACCGTGGCTATTGCAGTTATCAAACGACTTAAGTCTTGTTTCTGTGCCATACAAAATGTACTGCAAGTTAATAACGCCACTAACATCATTAATTTTTTTAAGTTTTTCTTTAAATTCATTTAACCTTATTTTTAAATTATTTTAAAGGTGAGAAGTGATAACTGTTAAATAAAATTCTAATAATTTTTATTAAAAAAATATTGGAAATTAGGCTATATTTATTTATTAAATAAATGAATTAAATAAGGGATTATATGTTGCGAGCGATTAAGGTACGATTATATCCAAATAAACAACAGGAACAAACACTGAACAAGGTGCTTGGCTGCTATCGTTTTGTGTATAATCATATGCTTGCTCGAAAACAAGAAGCTTATAAATCCGATAAAACAAACCTTAGTTTAACAGAACTTTCAAAGTACTTTCACCATGAATTACTAAAGGATGAGCAATATACTTGGTTGAAGGAACAGAACACAAAAGTGATGAAACAGTCTATTAGGCAAATGCTTACCGCCTACGATAAGTTCTTCAAGGAGCATAAAGGGTTTCCCAAGTTTAAGTCTAAGAGAGATAAACAATCGGCGTTGTTTCCTATTGGTGCAATATCAAAGAAAAATACATTTGATACTCGTAAGATAACTCTTACAACAAAGTTGAAGGACATTAAATTCCGTTGTTCTGATTTGTACCATAAACGTTTGCAGAAATATAAGGATAATATAAGGAGTGCAACCTTATCGAAAACCAAGAGTGGTTGTTATACCTTATCCATCCTTGTTGAAATGAAGGAGGACGAATTTGTCAAGTTTGGAAAGACAAATCGTGATGTTGGCATTGACCTTGGGGTTAAGGATTTTGTCATAACTTCTGATGGAGATGTATTTGAGAACAAGCGCTTTTTCAAGAAGGATGAAAAACGCCTTGCCAAGTTACAACGTCAATTGTCCAAGAAGTGTAAAGGCTCAAGCAACTTCCATAAGCAATGCAAGCGCATTGCAAAGGTTTTTGAAACAATAACCAACAAGAAGGAAAACTATATTCATTTTGTGGTTAATTATTTGTTACGTCATTACGATACTGTTTACATGGAAGACTTAAATACAAGTGGCATGCTGAAAAATCATAAACTTGCCAAAGCAATCCAAGAGGTTGGTTTCTTCAAGTTTAAGACTACATTACAAAACAAGTCCTTGCAAAATGATAAGAAGGTTGTTCTCATTGGACGGTATTACCCTTCCTCAAAAACTTGTTCACAATGTGGTTATATCCATAAGGACTTAAAGTTGCAAGACCGTCATTGGCAATGCCACAATTGTGGTTCTTACCACGATAGAGATTTAAACGCAGCATTGAATATCCTTAACGAAGGTCGTAGGATAAGTGCTGTGTAATAAATAAAGAAATTTAGTAGGTATCCGTAGTACCGAATTAACGCTTGTGGACTATCCAACAGTGAGATTACAGCCTTGGCTGTTAATTTCATTGGGGTAGGTTGAAGCAAGAAGTGAAAACTATATATAATCATTGATTTTATTAGATTTTCATGTACGGTTAGATGAGATTAACGCTTAATAGTCCTTGTTTAGAAATTTTATTATCAAACCAATCTCTGATGACTTGCTTTAGAAACTTACGTCTATCGCTTTCATCACTAACCATCGAGTTGAACTTATCATCTAACATAAGTAACAATTCTCGCATACTCATTGTTTTTAACGGTTGTTTGTCAGTTGACAGCATAGAAACCACACACTTCTTTTTTGGATAACCATTAGAATCAATGTCATCTTGCAAATCACGTGTAAATCCCTTGTCTAAGAATTTCTTAACCGTTAAGACCATGTCGGACATTGGAAAGAAACTCTCTTGAAGAATGTCACCAACAACTTCTTCGTTAAGTGTATTTTCGTTTATTTTAATAATTCTTCTACTCATTAGTTTTAATGTGCAATATATTATATAAATATGCTATTAACTAAAAAGCCACTTATATTATACTACTTTTATCGCTATTTACAAACTAATTAGCTCATTATAAGTGAATGTGTGGCCTTCTTCTACCTCATTTTCAATTAAATAATCTACAATACTATCTTCAATTTTTCTCTGCACTTCATTTACAATTGGGCGTGCACCAAATTCTTTTTTAGTTATAATGTTTTCATATATGTTATCTACCATCTTTGTTTTTAGAATGTCCTGATCAAGATGATAGCCCAACTTTTCAACCTTCTTATTTATCTTTTCAATTTCCAAAGATATTATTGATTTTAGGTTATCATTATTTAATTTATTAAAATAAACAATTTTTTGTATTCTATTTAAAAATTCAGGTTTAAACTTTCTTTTTAATTCTTTTTCGATAATGCTCTGTGAAAAATCATAGCCATCATTACTAAATCCAATAGCTTTGCCTCTATTTGCAGCTTCAGCAACACCAACATTGCTTGTCATGATTATGATTACATCTTTAAGGCTATAAGTCTCACTGTGATTATCAGTAAAACGTCCTTCATCAAAAATTTGCAAGAACATATTATAGACTTCATCACTTGCTTTTTCTATTTCGTCAAGTAATAACACAAATCTTTTTTTATTTTTAAGTGCTTTAACAAGTAACGTTTCATCTTCATAGCCTACGTAGCCTGCTGAACTGCCTGTAATTTTATTAACACTCGTTTTATCTGAGTATTCACTCATATCCATTCTTACAAAATATTTTTCATCCCCAAAAACTTCTTTGGCTAATTCTTTGGCAAGAAGTGTTTTTCCTGTTCCTGTACTACCTAAGAACATTAAAACAGCGGGTCGATCATTTTCGCCTAAACCAACTCTTTGACGTTTTACGGCTCTACAAACTTCATCTACTGCTTCATCTTGTCCAATTACGCTTTCCTTAATTTTCTCGCTTAAACCTTTGAGACGGATCTTTTCATCCTGTGTTAATTCTTCCAATGGCAAATCTATCTCCTTAGCTAAAATTGAACAAACATCATTTTTTGTGATTTCTGTTGCTTTCTTAGATAATATCTCTTCCTTTTCAATGATTGAAATTTGGGATTTAAGGGAAATTTGTTTTTTAGTTAACTCGTCAATTGTTTCATATTCCTTATGTGTTGAAGAACCCTTAATAAAATTAATTTCATCTATAACATCTGACAACTTTTCCTTAAGATTTTTAAGGCTTGGCGGTTCATCAAAATTCATGTTAATTTTTGCACCAACCATATCCAATAAATCTAACGCTGAATCAGGAAGGGAACGATTGGTCATGTATTTCTTACATAATTCAGCACAAGTTTTTATTGCATCATCTGTATATTTAACGTCGTGATATGTTTCATAAGAATATTTTGATTCTGTTAGAATATTTACACATTCATCAATTGTCGGTTCTTCTATTGTCACATTATTGAAATATTTTCCTATTTGTGATTTTGTTTGTATGCTTGAAAACATTTTTGGTGTCATTGTGCATATAACCTGAATTGATGGTTCTATTAATAATATACTTAATAAACTTTCAATATCCGTCTCAGCATATTTCGTATTTCCATTCAATAGGAGGTGTAAATTATCAATAAAAAAAATATAATTTCCATTTTCTTTTGCTTCATTTACAATTGAATAAAATTTCTGTTCAAAAGCACCTTTAAACGGTGTACCTACCACTAATTTTGAGAAATCAAGTTCAACAAGAATTTTATTGTGAAAATTTGAATTACATTGTTTGTTGTTAATTAAATTGGCAAGGTTATATGCTGTTGCAGTCTTTCCAACACCATAGTTTCCACAAATGGCTACATTATTTCTATCCTTCTTAGATAGAATCGCAAATATTTCATCATAATATTTCTCATAACCAATAACATTTGAAACTTTTCCCATCGCTGATAAGTGAGAAATATTCATAAGAGAATACTCAATTTCACTATCACCATTGAATATGGTACTATCAGTTACTTTATTTGATTTTGATGAAGTTAAGTTGTTTTTTTTCTTCTTTTTTTGATGCTTCTTTGGTGTTTCAATAGTTTTAGATGGTGCCTCAATCGTATGACTTTTCACACTATTTACAAGTTGAACAACGGTTATTGCGAAATCCCTAAATATTTTTGAAATTTCTTCGTGTTTTTTAATAATCGATAAAAGCAGAATAGAAGATGTTATTTCTTTTATCCCCATCTGTTTGCAAATTATCTCACAATCTTCAAAATATTTGTCGAAAATAGAATAAGGTGACATATTTTTTTCACCATTAACATTAAATGTGATTTGTGTGCTGAACAACTCTTTCATATCATCTAAAGTTGAATCTACAACAATTGATGAAAGAGAATGGTATGCTAAAGAATCCTTATTTTTAAGAATTGATAATATAAAAACATATTCATTAACTAATGCGTTTGGATATTCTTTACAAATGTTTTCTTTTATATATTCAAAGACTGAAATTATTTCTTTACTTAAAGTACCTTCCTTCATTTTACTAATTAATAATTGATTAATTATAGCTCTTAAAAGTTTTCTTATCAACATTTGGTATGCTGTGATATTTGTAGTATAATACATTTGTAAAAAATAAATTATATGAAATTATATTCTAAATACGAAAACTCACAAGAGTTCTGTTGGTATGATTCTTCCAACATACTTTTTAGTAAATGTTATGATAACCCTGGTAATTTAAAGGTTGTTAAACTTATCTTTAAGAATGGTCGCACTTATCTTTACAAGGATGTTGAGGCAAATGATTATGTGGTATTCCGAGATGCAGAATCTAATGGTAGTGCGTTTACAAAACATATCAAAAAATATGCAGCAACACGAATCCAAGATACTGATTTGGATAAGTTGAATGAAATGAAAGAGCGATTTATGAATGAAAATCAGGAAATTCAAGAAGCAAAGATGTCTGAACTTGGATATGTTATTGAATACTGTGACAAGACGGGTGAATTTGCTCTTAAAATTGGTTCTAAGACGCTTTATACAGCTATTGAAGGTAATGTGTCAATTATCAATTTGTTTAAGTCTATGGGCATTAATTGCACCTTAAAATCAGTTGATGAAATTGAAAACATGACAGATGAAGAAGAAGATAAAATTAATGTTGATTAAATAAAATGGGTGGAAAGAAATTAAATGTAAAAGTAGAAATTGTAAATGGTTGGGAATGGGCTAAAAGAGCTGCCTTAAAAACCATGGGACTCAAACCCAAGAATCCACAACCTACAAATAGTTGGAAAGCAAAAATGCTTCTTGCTGAACATTCTCCAATTCGAAATGTGCAATATTATATTTCATTTACCAATATTCGTCAGTGGGTAACGGTGCATTTGGTAAGACATTGGCTTGGTTTTATTCCATTTGTTCATTCTCAGCGTGAGGATAGGCGAGTATTGGATTGTTCAAGAGATGAATTACCACAAGGTTCACTAAATGATATGGATGTAATGGCAAATGCTCAATCACTTATTAATGTGAGTCAAAAACGTTTGTGTAATCTTGCATCTAAGGAGACACGAGAAGCGTGGAAGGCCGTTCAAGAAGCTGTACGTGATGTTGATCCTGTAATGGCTGATAAAATGGTACCTACTTGTGTCTATCGTGGATTTTGTCCTGAATTGGAGTGTTGTGGGTTCTGTTATACAAAGAAATATGAAGAGGATTTAAAGAAATATAGAAATACTGATTATGGAGTTTAAAGATTATGATCTTGGCTTTACGCCGAGTATTTATCAAGAGAAAATATTTGATTTCATCTTACATGGTAATGGTAATGCAGTAATATCAGCAAAGGCAGGTAGTGGTAAAACTTCTACCTGCGTTTCTGCTATTAAACTAATAAAGCCTAAGAATAAGATAATGTTTCTTGCGTTTAATAAGAGTATTGCCGAGGAACTTACAGAAAAACTTAAAGACTATAATAATGTTGATGTAAGAACTTCACATAGCCTTGGTTATGCAATCATACGTGATAATGTTGAAGGTGAAATAGAATTGGATGAATACAAGTATAGAACATATCTTAAAACTCACATTGATGAGTTGACAACCATTAGTGATAAGAAATTTACACATAGTCAATTATCTGAATATATTGAAAGTATTTCATCACTTATTAATTTCTCTCGTTTCAATCTTGCTCAAACTCCTGAGGAAGTTAGACAAATATCAGTAAAGTATGATATTCCTGTTAACCATGATGAGTGTGATGTGGTAATTAAGATGCTTGAATGGGGTAAAACTGAATTAAGTAAGATTGATTATACTGATATGGTTTGGTTGCCTGTAGAATTGTCGTTAAACGCTAAAAAATTCAAAAAAGATTTTATCTTTATTGATGAGTGCCAAGACCAATCTCTTATGTCCATACAATTATTTCTGAAATGCTTTAAAAGAGGGACAAGATTTATTGCCGTTGGCGATGAAAAACAATGTCAACCCGAAGGCACAAAAATATTATTAAGTGATGGGTCTGAGAAAAACATTGAAAACTTAATAATTGGTGATGAGGTTGTAAGTTATAATGTTGAGGATGAACACATGTGTAATGATGAAGTTACGGCAATAGAATCTCATTTTGCAAACAATATTATAAGAATTAAGACACAAAATGGTTTGGAAAGTGAATATACTCCTGAACATATATGTTATTCTCGTTTTAATGTAAATAAATGTGTTGGAAAGTCTGCACTATGCATTATGGCGAACGAACAGAATGATTATTATATCGGGGTTACATGTTTGTGTGATGAAAAAGGTGGAATAGAATTTTCGTTATATAAACACATGGTAAATGAAAAATGTAATCGGGTTTGGGTTCTTAACATATATGATGACTTATTTGATGCACTTTGTGATGAAGTTCGATATAGTATGAAATATAAAATACCACAATTGTTGATGAGAAATGATGATAAGGATGATGATTGGCTTGATTCTATATTTTTTCAAGAACGACTTGGTGATTTGACGGAACGTGTCACAAAGCTATTAAATGAATTTCATCGTGATATAAATTATCCATTTCAAGAAATAAATAATAAAACTTGTTTTACTTCCAATTACCATCTTTCAGAAATTAGAGCTTGTAATCTAATTCCAAACTATATGGAAGTTGGTATTTTTAATGTGGAAGATACGCATAATAAATCAGAATGTAATTTAGAATATGATATAATCGAAGATATTGAATATGACAATTCAAAAATGGTTTATTCAATTAATGTTAGTGGAAATCACAATTATGTTGCAGATAAAATTTTAACACATAATTGCATAAATGCTTTTGCAGGAAGTTCTGATGAGGCTTTTCAGTTTATGTTAGATTATCCTAAAACAACATTATTTGATTTACCTATTTGTTATCGTTGCCCTAAGAAAATTGTTGAACTTGCCCAAACACTTGTTCCTGAAATCCAATATAATGAATCTGCGGATGATGGTGAGATTATTAATGTTTGCCGAACCCATATTCTAAAAAGTGGTGATATGGTGTTGTGTCGTTCAAAAGCGCCGCTCTTAAATGTTTATAATAAATTGTTAAGAAGAGGGGTTCAATGTTATGTTAAGGGAAGAGAAATAGGTACAAACCTTAAAAAGATGTTAGATGACATTGATGTTGAGGTTCTTAATGCGAACTTAAAAGAAGATGGCGTATTTGTTAGGCTGTATGATAAACTATTTGAAACACGTAATAAGTTGATGGAAACTATCGGTTTAGATTATCAAGATGCAACTCTATCAGCTTATATTACTGAAAAATATGATATGATATGTGCTTTAAATATTCTTGCAGAGCGCTATACAACTAAGACTGAATTGTTGAATCATATTGATAATATATTTGATGATAATCGAGATGGTGTCATTCTATCTACAATTCATAAAGCAAAAGGTCTTGAAGCTGACAATGTTTATATTCTATGTAATTCATCAATGCCTTCGAGTCTTGCAAAGAAAGATTGGGAGAAAAAAAGTGAACAGAATCTAATTTACGTTGCATACACACGAGCAAAGAAAAAACTTGGTTTTATATCTGAAGAAGAAGTTAGACCATTTGGTATTTCTAAAGGTGTTGATAAAGTATTAGATGAGTTAGGCTTGGTTGAAAATTTGGTCTGCCGAGTTTTAGGTAAGACACCAATGGAACATAAAGAATCTGTCGATGTTGCTCGTTTTAATTTAAGTCAAGGTATAACAGATATTAAAGATGAACATGAGAATGATAATCGTAAGATAATTGAAAATTTACCTAATGATGATAATAATTGTGATTTGTTGTCCGAATTAGATGATTTATTAGGTGTATTATAGGAAAAAATTAACCTCATCCATATTAGGATGAGGTTGTTTTTTATAGATGATCATCTGAGGAGACTTTACCACCCCCAGAAAAAATGTTAGATTCATTAGATTCAACAGTTTCTTCATTAGTTGGTGTTATGTCACCATTATTTTCTCTTGTTTCTTTTTCAGGTTTAGAAGTATTAGATGATTCATGTGGTTCGGTTGCTTCATTATTCGTTGGTGTCACACCACCACTGTTTTCTCCTGTTTCTTTTTCAGGTTCAGAAACATTGGAGGGTTCATGAGATTCAGCCGTTTCACTATTCTTTGGTGTAACACTTCCACTATTTTCATGTGTATCAGCAGGATTACTATTAGGTTGGGTTAATGTACCACTGTTTTCACTTGTGTCTTTTTCTGTATTAGAAGATTTACCATCTGTTGAAGTTGATTCGCCACCGTTTTCTTTTTCAGTGGTATTATTCTCCTTATTATTTTTTTCAGTTTCTGATGGAGTTTTGTCGGTTGTTTCTTTTCCTACTTCATGTGCTTTACTATCTGTTGATTTTTCGTCACAACAATTGTCTTTATTATCAGCTGATTTTCCGCCACCTAATGGTAAGAAAGGAATTGGTTCAAATGGTGTGAATCCTGTTATAAATGCTCTATTTGGAGAAACGCCAAAGGTTTCACTAAAGAAACTATCTCGTAAAGTTTTATTATTTATTGTGTCTAATGGTTTACTATATGTCGCTTTACCTCTCTGTGCAATCGTTTCGAATGAACGTTCTTCTTTGAAGTCCCAAGAGAATGGATTTCCTACGTTTGCCATATCTATTTTAATTATCGTTTATTTGTTCATTAAGGTCAAAGAATGTTTCATCAATGTGTGTATTAATTTCTTCTTTGGCCTCAGTTATTTTATTAATTACTTCGCACTTTGCTTTACAAACATCTTCTTTAGTTGCAAGATGGCAAAGACATGGTTTTGAGTCTTCAATTGCTTCAATAATGTCAGACTTTGCGTCTTGTATCTTTTCATTGACTGCATTAGGGACGTTATTAATAGCTTTTGTAATATTATCAAGGCTTTCATCTATTTCCGAAATATCAACATCAACATCAACGTGGATGTTTGCGAATTTCTCATCAAAATACTTTTTTGCTTGCAAGCCTTGAGAAATTAAGTATCCATCTTCAAGATAGTTATAAATTCTAATATCGTCAGTCATTTTAAATAATATGATTTTCAATGTTATTTATAATAAATATCTTGTGACTAATAATAATTTGGCTTACAAAGAAAAAGTTATATAGTTAATAGAATTTTTATGGGTTAATGTGTTATTTTGAAAATTTGTTAATAATTATATAATAAAAAAAAAATGACTTTATTAAGAATTAATAAAAGATGTATTTAACTGAGAAATATATTATAAAACGATCACACCCATTCTACAATGAGTGCGATAGGTTGTGTTTTCAGTCAAAAAACATCTATAATCAAGGACTGTACAATGTAAGACAACACTACTTTAATACAAAGACATACCTAAATTACTATGGAAATTATGACTTAACAAAAACTCAGGAGTGCTATGATTACCTTCCAAAGAAAGTGTTTACTCAAACGTTAAGACACGTTGATATGGTTTTCAAATCATTTTTCGCTTTGCTTAAAAACAAAAGTGTAAAGAACAAGATACCAAAATACCTTGACAAGGTGAATGGTCGGTATGTAGCAACATTTCCAAAGCAAGCAATAAGTTTAAAAGAGTTC